CCAAGGCCAGGACAAAGGCGATGCCGGCAGCTAAGCCGCGTTACGTCAACAGCCACGGCGCCTGGCAGCGCGTGGTGTTTGCCGCCGACTGCGACGCGCACGGCAACTGCCCGATCTGCGGCATCGACTATGCGGATTGCCCGTGTCCGGGCCCGACGATGAATGAGGAATACGATTACCGCGAGGTCAACGGCGTGCTGTGGGCGAAGGCGAGGACACGGCGTGTCTAAACCGCGACCGAAGGGCGCCCTCGCCAAGCGCGCCGCCAGATTGGCCGCCGCGCGCCGGCACAGTGGCCAGAAGCGCCAGCGCCGCTCACCCAACAACCGGCTGCGGTCGCGGCGTTAGGGAGATCGCAAATGACAGGCCGCGCCCTGATCGTCCGCAGTTCGTTTGCCAATCCGTGGTGGTGGGGCTGGCACCGTTTTCTCTGCTACGAGCGCTGCCGGCGCGGCTGGATCTATTAGAGCTACCAGCGCCGGCCGCGGCCGAACAGACCGCGCAGGATCGCGAGGAAGAAAAACGACGTCAGCGGGAAGCGGTAGCACAGCCAGACCACGACGCGCAGCGCGGCGATGAAGATCGCCAGGAACAGCAGCGGCGAGAACACCACGCCGCCGACCGCCAGGCCTAAGATAAACAGCCAGCCGCCATCGATCTTGAAGCGGTACGGCCACGGCACCTGATGGTGCCACGCGCCGGGCGGGTGGTTGATGACCGGCGGGTGTCTTGTGAACACGGGCGGTCGGGTTGGTCTCGGTTGTCTGGCCATTACGGCACCTCAACTTCGCTGCCGTCGCGAAAGGCACAGAGAATTTCATCAGCGGTGTGGATGATGAAGGTGCTGTTCGTGTCGGTGATGTTGCTGTAGTCGCGCGTCCAGTTACCGGCATCGGACCTTTGCGCGAAGGTCGCAACGAGCTGGCGACCGCGCCGAACCGAGTAGCGCAGCACCTCGACCGGTTGCGAGCCCGTAGGCATCGACGGGGGTGATCGTCCAAGCAGTTTCATGGCTGTTTCTCCGTTGGGCACCAGATCGCCAGCCGGCGCGCTTTATCGACCGGGCCGGGCACGTAGGGCAGGGCGTAGCCTTCATCGAGCAGGACTTTGCCGACGTCGAGTTTGCCGGCGAACACGTTCGCCAGCACGCGGCCGAAGCGATCGTAGCCGGTGGCCTCGAAGCGGACGTCGCCGGCATCGACCAGCTGTTGCAGCCGTTGCTTGGCAAGCAAGCCAAGCGCCAGCTCGTTTTTGCAGCGCGGTTTCCAGGTCTCCGGCGTGTCGATCGCCAGGATCCGGACTGGCACGCCGTCGAAGTCGATGGTGTCGCCGTCGACCACGCGAGGGCTGGCGCGAGCCGAGCCGACCAGGAGTGCGGCAGCGATCACAACGATCGCCAGACGGATCATGATGAGTCTGGTCACCACATCGCCCTCCGCTTCTGGCCCGCATGCGGCGTGCGATGGTGATGCGTGTAGGGACGGTGCACGTAGCGGCGATGCTTGTAGGCGTGATGCTTGAAGGCATGGTGGTGGTAGCGGCCATGGCTCCAGCTATGGCGAAAGCGCTGGCCGCTATAGGCCTCGGCGTCGGAAGCGGTGAACACCGCTGCGAGCGCCAGCACGGCGATCAGAAACTTCATGACCGGCACGACGTCTTGCGGACGCTGCCGCTCATGTACGAGCGACATTCGGTCGACGGCTGCTTGTAGCCGCTGCAGGTGGTGACGGTGACGCTGCCGGACTTGTGAGTCCGACATTCGGTGGTGCCGGCCGCCGCAGATGCGGTCAGCGCGAGCAGGGAAGCGAGGACGATCAGGGATCTCATAGGTCAGATGCTCCCGTTGTCAGCCTTGCGCGCCCCGCCAACCGGCGTGGTGGGCTTGGCGGAAGATTTCGGCGGACCGACCGGTGACGAAGCCTGCGGCCCGACGGGAGAGGTCGCAGTGCCACCGCCGCCGATGTGCTTGATGCAACGTATGAACCACTGTGCCGCCAGCCGGCTGCCGTACATGTTGGCGTTCCAGGTCGGTTCGTTGCCGCTTTCGAAGTTGATCGCCATCACGTTGCTCTCGGCGAAGTCGGACAGGATGCCGCCGGCATGTTCTTTCTGAACAGCGATTTCGATCATGTGGTGGCCGTTGGTGTTGACGGTGACGCCGGTCGCCTTGCGCACACCGCTGTCGAAAGTCACCGTTAGCGGCACCTCGACGTCGGCGTCGAAGCGCCAGTTCGTCTTGAAGATGTGAAAGAACACTTCGCCGTTCGCGTATTTGACGAACACGCGGCCCTCGGCGCCGCCCGGTGCGGTCCAGGTCGCGCGCATCATGCACATCGGCGTGCCGTCCGAGGAGCGATCGACGATGTGGGTGGACCAGTAGCCGCTGGCAACGAGCTGGCGGCTAGTGGCAGCGGCGGCGCCGGTCATCATGACCAGCGCGGTAGCCGCGAGCAGGATCCGCTTCATCAGCGCAACCACTTGAGGCGGAATTTGCCGCCGGTTCGTTTGTTGGTGCACCAGTCGGTGCACTTTTTCGACTTCGGCCAGGCGTGTGCGCCGGTCGCCGTCGCTACCGAAATCGCCGGAACGGCCGCCATCATGAAACTGGCAGCGATCAGCATGGACAAGGTTTTCTTCACGTCGGGATTCTCCATCAGGATCCGGTCACGGGACGTGCCGGCATCTCTACGCACCATACACACAATGTGCATGGTACGCAAGGCGTATTAAATGGAATTTTCCGAGGATCCGCACCCCGATTCGCCGGTCGAATGGGAGGATAACTGGCTATCCAACACGATGGCCGCGGCATCGCAGAAGCTGGTTCCAGGCTGGTGCCAGACCCCGGAGCACTGGACGTCGCGGTTTACGCAGATCCTGTGGACCGATTGCCCCTGCTGCCTGGCGATCCGTGGCGTGGTGGTCGGGATCCCGATCGGGATGGTGCTCGGCGCCGTGCTGGCCGCGATCGTGGCGCTGGTCTGATGCCCTACACGCGGACGCCAGGGAAGGTCGATCCGCCGGTCGAGCGGATCACGCCGAAATTCGTCGCGCCGCCATCGGATTCCGCCGCCGAGCCACCGCAACGGCAGCTTACCGTGGCGTTCGGCGACAAGTTTAAGCGCACGCTGTTCGCGTCAGCCCGCCACAAGGCGCTGCTCGGCGGCCGTGGCAGCGGCAAATCCTGGAGCGTGGCGACCTATCTGCTGATCCAGGCACTGCAGGCGCGCAAGCGCATCGTTTGCTGCCGGCAGTTTCAGAATTCGATCCGGGATTCGTCGAAAGAGCTGATCGAGAAGCGGGCGCGGGATCTCAATCTCGCCGACCAATTCAGCTTTTCGGAGCGCTCGATCGAGCACTCCATGACCAAATCTGACTTCCTGTTCATGGGTCTGGAAAGGAATATCGAAAGCATCCGGTCGCTCGAAGGCGCCGACATCGTGTGGGTCGAGGAAGCACGCACGATTAATTCCAAATCGATGGAGATCCTGCTGCCGACCGTGCGCAAGGCCGGCTCGGAGATCATCTGGACCTGGAATCCGGAGCTGCCGGACGATCCGGTCGACCAGTATTTCCGCGGCAAAGAGGGCCCGCCACCGCGCTCGATCGTGACCTTCGTCGACTATCGCGACAATCCTTTCTTCAAGGATACCGAGATGGTCAACGAGATGGAGGTGCTCAAGACCGGTAACCCCGATCGTTTCAAGCACGTCTGGCTCGGCGAATACGATCTCAAGCATGAGACCAAGGTTTTCACCAACGTCACCACCGGCAAGATCGACGTCGATCCGGACACCATGCCGGCGCGCTACGGGATGGACTTTGGTTTCGGCTCGGATCCGAGCTTCATCGTCAAGGTCTACATCAACGAGGACCGCAAGCAGATCTATATCGCCCGCGAGGCCTGGGGCCGGGTGGCGATGGATGATTTGCCGCTCCTGGCGCGCGCCGTGGTCGAAAGCGACCGCGACCTGATCAAATGTGACAGCTCGCAGCCCGGCACCATCGAGTTTCTCAGGCGGCGCGGGCTCAATGTCTATGCCGCGCAAAAGGGGCCCGGCTCGGTCAAGGCCGGCATCAACTTCCTGCAGGGCTATTCGATCGTCATCGATCCGTCCTGCGAGCAGATGCGTGAGGAAGCCCGGCTCTACAGCTGGATGACCGACCGTCGCACCGGGCAGAGCCTTTCGGTTCCGGTCGACGCCAACAACCATGGCTGGGATTCGACGCGCTACGCGCTGGAGGATTTCTCGCTCGAAGGCGACGAGCCCGGCAGCGACCCGCACGGCGGGGTGTTTCAGCTGTTCCGGAAATGGTAGGGGCCAGGCGCGCGAGGCGCGCGTGTTGTTTCATGTGAAACAACTAAGCGTTGCTGAACGTTTTCTACCGGTCTCATTTTTCTACAGAAGCAACGAACCAAGGCGCGCGAGGCCCGCGCTGTCTCCAGAGGGAAAAGAACATGGGATGCGGATGTGGTGGAAAGAGAATGCGCTCGACCGGCGGAAGCGTGACGCGGCAGTCCAGCGGTCACGCGCCGAGCACCCGGCAGATGCAGCCGCGCACGCAGACACAAGAGCACGCGCCGACCACGCGCATTGTGCCTTCGGCCTCCCTTTCTATGCGACGCGCGCAGTCCGCGCGCCGGCAGGTCTGACGCCTGTGACGCCGACCGAGCGCCGCGACATGCCCTGGATCCTGCTGCTCGGCGCCGTGGTGGTGCTGATCGTGATCATCGGAGTGTGGAACTGACATGGGCCTGATGGAGAGACTGTTCCTCAAGAAGCGACCGGACCGGTCCGCCAATGATGAACCGATCTCGCCGATTCAGATCGTCTCGGGCTCGCCGGTTCGCTTCCTTAGCCAGGCCGCGATTGCCACCGCCGACGTCGCGCAGCGCAAGAATCCGCAGCTCTATCGCATCACCAATTTCGTGGCGTCGAGCGTGCAGGCGGTGCCGTGGTTTTGCGAGGCCGATCCCGATCTCAAGCCGTCCGAGCAGGCCGGCGCCAGCCAGATCAAGGACATCAACGCGCTGCTGCGCTCGCCGAATGACAACTTCACCAGCCAGCAGTTCGAATACTGGATCGCGTTGAACATGATGCTGTACGGCCGTGCCCATTTCAAAGTGGGCGTCGGCTCGACCGGCACGCCGAACGGCCTTTATCCGCTCGCGGCGAAGCATACCAAGGGCGTGCTCAACGCCCGCGGTACCGTCGAGGCCTACGAATACGGTTCCGGTCCTGACAAGGTGACCTATCCGTCGCGCCGCACCGCTGAGAAGCGTGGCCGCAATGAGTCCTATGCCGCCGAGATCTCGCTGCCATCACTGTCCGGCCTGATCGAGTACAACAAGACGCCGGCCGCGATCGAGTGCCTGGCCAAGCCGATCGCGATCGTCGATGCGTTGATGCAGCGCGCGCTCGATACCGCGAGCGGACATCCGAACGTCAAATACGTCATCACCGCCGAGAAGACTCTCACCAAGCAACAACGCGACGCGCTCGCCAAGCATCTCGAAGATTCCGGTCCAGGCGAGGACTACGGCGGCAGCGTGCTGTTCCTCTACAATACCGCCGTCGTCATCAACAAGCTCGACAACGATCTCAAGGATATCCATTCCAAGCTGCCGCTCGACGATATGACCCGGCAGATTGCTGGCGTATTTGGCGTGCCAATCGCCTTGTTGGGGTTGGGGTCTGCAGACAGCGCCAAATACGCGAGCAATTACCAGGAGAGCCGGCGTTCGTTCTGGCAGGACACCATCGCGCCATCCTACCTGGTGCCGATCGCCGCCGGCATGTCCGCTGCGATCTGCCCGGCCGGCAGCCGAGTCAATTTCGATTTCGATCGCATCCCGGCGATGTGGGAAGATCGCGCCAAGCTCGGCGAGACGTTGTCACGCGTCAACTTCCTGAAATCGGATGAGAAGCGCGAGATCCTCGGCTTCGGACCGGACCCGGATATTCCGCAAGTCATGCTGTCGTCCGGCACCGCGGTGTCCGCCGACGGCGAGCCGGTCGACGCGCCGGCAGAACCGAAAGAGCCGGATGCGGCGCCGGAAGCCAAGCCGACCAAGCAACTGACGCAACTGAGAACCGTTCAATGAGGAGAGAACGATGAGCAAGCATTGGCAGCCCGGTGACCGCATTGAATGCGATCTCGATGTCACACTGACTTCTGCTGATGTGCTCGAAGATGGCTACATCAAGGGCGTGGCCTCGACGCCGAAAACCGATCTGATGGGCCACAAGGTGCTGGCCGGCGCGTTCGACAAGTCGATCAAGCGCAACGGCCTCAACGGTCCGAGCGGTATCAAGCTGCTCAATCATCACAACATGCGCCAGGTCGCCGGCAATATCGAATCGCTCAAGACGATCGGCGATGAGCTACGCATCGAGGGCCAACTGTTTCTCGACGTCAGCTACGTCAAGGATCTTTATATCGTCGCCAAGAAAGTCGGCGGCCTGAATTTTTCCGTCGGCTTCGAGCTGGAGGAATTCACCTTCGTCGATGGCGAAAAGTCCAAGGACGGCGAATACCTGGTGATCAAGCAGGGCAATCTGATCGAGGTCAGCGTCGTAACGTTTCCGGCGCAGCCCGAAGCCACCATGGATTTCATCAAATCACACGAAACACTGTCAGAACTCGAAAAGGCCCTGGTGGCCGGTGAGTTCTGTCGGAGTAGGAACGAAGCGCAGCGGCTGGCCAAATATCTCAAGGCCAACGAGCGCCTGTTCCTCGACAAATCGCCGCCTGGTGCGGGTGCTGTCGACCAAGCCCACCATCCCTTGCTGGATGTCGTTCAACAATTGAAGGCCTGTTCGGATCTCACGGAACGCGCAAAGCGCGCGCTGCAACCGATCCGATAACCCCCATCAAGGAAAACATCATCATGAATACGCACATCCACAAGGGCGCGTTCCTGACCAAGGAAGCGCCTGGCGACGTCGCGGCTGCGCAGGCTTTGCTGGCACCGCTGCACAAGGAGCTTGGCGATATCGTTGGCGCGCTGGAGATCAACAAGAAGGCGACCGACGATCACTTCACCGAGCTGACCACCCACTACAAGGGCATCAAAGCCGACAGCGATGAGCTGAAAGCACAGGTCGCCAAGCACGCGGTGGAATATGCCGCGTTGATCACCCAACAGCAGGCGCTCACCCAGGCGCTCGACCAGGTCAAGAAGGAAGTCGACGCGCCGTTGCTGCGCGGCGGCGATGCGCTCAAGGAAAGCGACACCAAGGCGGCGATCGAGCTGCAGCGGCGCGCGTTCCTGCACAAGGGTGGCGACAATGATGACTTCGTCCCCGACATGAACAACCTGGTCGACGCGACGCAGTATCGTTCCGCCGTCCGCAAGATGATGAAGGTCGGCATCGAGTCAAAGCAGAAGATCATCCGCTCACTGACCGAGTTGGAGCGCAAGGCGTTCGAGGCGGCATCGCTCGACAGTGCGATGTTCTCGCCGGAAATGCTTGGCATCGAGCTGAACTGCATCGTCGAGTGCGCCGAGCTGCTCGATCTCTACAACAGCACCACGGTGTCGAAATCGCAGTACATGTATCCGCAGATCCTCGATTACGGCGCGATCGGCCAATACACCTGCGATGCCAAGTGCGACGCCGAGTACGGCCCGGAAGGCAACATTCAGTACAAGAGCGGCCAGACCTACGATTGGCGCGGCGTGTTTTGCTTCAACCGCAAAGTGCTCACCGAAGCCAATTACGATCTGCTCGGCTTCATGAACAATGCGGTGGCGCGCTCCTATCGCATCAACCGCAACCGTTCGCTGATGGTCGGCGGCGGCATCGATGGCCCGACGGGCTGGATGAATGCTGGTTGCTTCCCGGTGATGAAGACTCCGGGCACCACGTTCAACCACATCGATTTCCGGATGTTCTATGCGAGCACGCCGGTCGAATACGGCCCGGTCACCGCGGTGATGCATCAGAACATGTTCGCCTACCTGTCGTCTCAGGTCGACAGCAACGGCCGCTTCCTGTTCGGCGATGGCCTGATGACCTACTCGCCGAACGACGTCCGCGAAAACATTCGGATCTCGAACTGCTTGCCGGATGCCACCGAAGGCCTGACCAAGGGTTCGGCCGGCGCACCGTTCACGACCGGCGATTTCCTGGTCGCGGTCGGCGCATGGAAGGCGGCGTACTATGCCGTCAACAAGCGCCCGCTGTGGATGGAGCAGTGGGAAGGTGGCTCGACCGCGTGGTGCGTGCAGTACGTGTTCGGCGCCGAGGACGGCGGCTTTGTCGGGTGCTGCCCGGCAGCGCGCATTCTCACCGTCGGCCCGTAGGGAGGGCGCGATGGCAAGAGCCGGCAATCGGGTGGCCGCCACCACGCTCAACACGGCGGTGGTCACCATGGACGAATTTCGCAGGCTGATGCGGATCGATGTTTCGGAACCACCGCCTGACCCGCCGGAAGGCGGCGAGACCGGTGATACCGAACAGCAATCCGCTGCGGCTTCTCAGTAAGCCCTTCAAAGGAGATACGAGTCATGAACCTCAATGTTGCTTCGCAGAACCAGGGCGTGCTGGCGTGGCGTGCCATCACGGCTGTCAACCTCAACCCTCCGGTTGACATTCGTCACCACAACAATTTTGGCTTCTCGTTTCATGTCGTTGCCGACATTGCGGTGGACGCCATTTTCGAAGTCGTTGCGGCACCGCCGAGCGACGCCGATCCGTGCTTGCCGGGAGCACAGCATCCGGTCGAGGAGGTGCTTACCTGCCGCGCGCCGTGGGGCACCGTTCCGAATCCGGAGTCGCAGATCGTGATTCCGGCCGGGACCAAGGCCGGTTCGATCTGCACGGCGACGCTGCCGTGCAAACCGGACGCCTTCATTCAGGTGGAGCCGGTCTCCGGCGACACTGGCAAGATTGAAGTCGTCGTCATTCTCGGTGGGCCGAAGTAAGCCCATGCGGGTGGCGGTCGGTAAAGCGATCAGAGTTGGTCCCGGTGATGAAGTCGTGATCCGGGGCCAGCTGCCATCGTCAGGCAAATTGGCGCGGCTGTATGTGTTCGCGAAAGAGGGCGACGCGGAATATTCGCCCTATGTCGAGAATCTCGGCAGTCTGCTCGCGGTCAGTGGTGACCGGCCGCAGATGTATACGCCGATGAGCATGCGGCTCGACAGTTACCGGTCACAGCGTGAACTGACATTCGTCGCCGACATCGACGGTTACATTCGCGTCATGCAGGAGATCGACAAGGGTGATCCGAAGGCCGTCGTGAAATTGACGCGAACGGTTTGTCCGCATCTGCCCTTCAAAGATCGCATGCTGCGCCGGATCAGCGGAGTGTTGGCATGGATCCATTAGTTGTCGGCGATGATGGCCGGCCGGTTTCCGGCCAAGGCGTCATGGTCGGCGTCGTCATGCTGGTCGCCAGCGGCCAGAACGACGAGATCAAATGGTTTGAATATCGGCCGGGTTTCTTCAGTCCAGCATTCAAGATCGAATGGGAAAAGGAAACCATGAACGCCGTGCTGCAGGCTGACGTGGCCAATTATCTCATCGAGAAAGGTTACGCCAGGCTGATGAAGGCTTCCGAGGTGGCTGCCTACAACAGGCAGTTCGAGCCGAAGGAAGAACATCGTAAATCCAAAGGAGAAAAATCATGATTGTTGTCCGATGCACCAATCGGTGCACCACGAACGCCGCAACGACGCTGGCGCCTCCGCCGTGCTTCCAATGTCCGGCCGCGCCCTAGACGACATCCGCTTCCAGTGCACGTAACCGGTCCCTCTGCGTAACGGGCACTGGCTGAGGACTCGGGGGATTCGAGATTGTTGGATCGCGAATCACCATCACATCCTCCCGGATGATTTCGGATCCCCTGGGTTTTCTCGAACACAAATATCTCGAAACAACGAAGGAAAATCTGATGTGGGTAATTGTTCAAGCGTATCCGCTTCCTGTTTACGGCGGCCGACCTGATCAAGGTCTGCCGGGCTACGGTCATCCGGATCACGGTCTGCCGGGCTACGGTCACCCTGATCAAGGCCTTCCTGGCTATGGTCATCCTGACCAGGGACTGCCGGGCTACGGTCATCCCGGCAATTGGGTGCCAGGATCCTGGGGCGGACGTCCCGATCAGGGCCTCCCTGGTTACGGTCATCCCGGCAATCGTCCGCCAGGTTCGGGTCGGCCGCCGATGCCAGGGCAGGGTCTGCCACCGTCATGGGGTATTCGCCCTGATCAGGGATTGCCGGGCTCACAGCCTGGACCGGATCAAGGTTTGCCGGGTGGTCCCGACTACGGAAGCGGTCAGCCGATCGTTCCCGGTGCCACGCCGCACGGTACTGCGATTGCCACCGCTCCGCCCGAGACGGTCAACGCCACCGAAGGCGCATGGATTTTGGTCAGCGTGCAGGGCGCACTGGTTTGGGCTTGGGCGCAGAAGCCAGAGCAACCCGCTGCACCGGGCAACGAGTTGCCGGGTGGTGCACCGCCTGTCGCAGGCCAGCCGTTACCCCCGACAGCACAGCCGAAGAAATAAGACCGCGAATCCCGGCGCCGGTTAACCCCGGCGTCGGTCTCCCCGTCATCGGAGCGCTGCAGCCATGTATCATTTCACCGTCGAGAACATCGAAGCCGCGAATGCTGGCTGCTTTACCTGCTGCTGCCAGAAGATGGCGTTGAAGCCTGGCACCACCACCAAGGTCAGCGTCGGCTATGCGCCATGGGCGGTGCCGATCGGCGAGCTGCATTGTTCGCCGCAATTCATGATCGAGCAGATGGAGACCTGTCCGGCGCCGGTCGGCGACAACATGCCGCCGGCTGCGATTGCCGAAGTCAAGTTCTCGACGCCCGCCAATGCGCAGCTCGACAGCGATCTCAAGCTGATGATCCAGGATCCGGAGGCCGCAGCGCTGGTGTTCAAGGTGCTACCGCTGTACGGGCCGAAGCACGGCAAGCTGACGCTGCAGCCCAACGGGCTGTTCTCCTACGTGCCGGTGTCCAACTTTACGGGCGAGGAGCGGTTTTATGTGTCCGCGTCCGATGGCACCCATACCGTCAATTTCGAGGTGATGATCGCGGTCGGAATTGATCCTGCCTCGATGGCACCGATGCCATCGATCTCGGTCGGGCCCGCTACGGTTGACCAGCGCTATTTCATCGTCTCATTCCCGGTCACGGTATCGCCGGCCGCGCAGCTCTGCGAGGTGTGGCGGCTGACGGTGCTGCAGGCCGCGCTCGACTGCGAGTGCATCTGTTACACGCGCACTGACTGTTTCGACATCGGGATTGCCAAATGCTGAGGGGCCACAACCGTACCTTTGGCCAGGTGCCGCCTCCGCCACAGCCGGGGCGGCCGTTTGAGCCGGATGAGGTCACTAAGTTCAATTGGTCGGATCGGCTATCGATCGACGCCATCCGCGCTCACACCAAGACCGACGACATTCCAGGCGTTACCGACGAACAGCTCGAACTGTACCGACAGGCTTCGCTTGAAGCCGCCGAGATGTTTACCGGGCTGCTGCTGGCCGGCCAGCGCACGGTGATCGAGCCGATCGAGGGCCCGCCTGCGCCCAAGCCAGGGCGGATGTATTATCTGCACACGCTGCAGTACCCGGTCGCCGACGGCATCGTGTATCTCTATGGCGGCAGCAGCGCCGCCGACAATCGCGCCTTCACCGTCAAGCCGGGCAGCCGCACCATCAAGGTGCCGATCGCTACCGGCTTCATCGATCTCAGCTGTCCCTGTCATCCTTGCAGCACCGGTCACCATCTCAACGGCGGCATGATGGCCGCCTACCGTGCCGGCTTTAATTGCCCGGCGGACGTGCCGGCCGGCGTTGTGATCGGCTGCCTGCAGTACATCGCCTGGATTGTCGAGCATCCCGGTGATGAGCTGATGACGCAGCGCAATCGCAAGGACAATTCGACCAAGATCGGCGGCGTATCGGGATCCAACAATATCGCCATGGTCTCCGGCGCGCTGGAGAGCTGGCGGTTGTACGATAACGAAGCGATCTGATGGCTGGCCTGGAGTTCACCACCAAGATTTCCGACCTGCGCAACCGGATCTCCCTTTGCAGCATGCGTGATGTGGTCGAGGAAGGCGGCGTCATGACGCTGGCCCGAGACAACATCGCAACCGTATGGGCACGGGTCTATGCACAACCGCATCTGCCGTCGTTTATTTCACCCTATGGCTACGCGGTGATGGAATCGGCCGATCGGGCAACACATCTGATCACCGTGCGCTACAAAATCGATCTTGATATCAGCACCGCCGCCTGGGTTTACGAAGTGCGGCGCAAATCGCCGCCGCGTTGGTACAAGATTCTCGGCTTTGCCGAGCGCGAAGATTTCATCACCATGCATGCGCATCTGCTCGAACGGTCAGACCAGGCGCCGCCGCCGCGCAACCAGCTGTCGGCGCAGCCGACCAAGCTCTGATGATCACCATCGAGTTCTCACCATGGTCGACGTTTCGAGCACGCAAGGACAATGCCGAAATTCGAAGCTGGCTACATCGAGTCGCGCATGCCGCGGAAACGGCGTTCAAGGGCGGCATGGGTAACTATCCGCCAGCTTCAGCGCCTGGTGCCTGGCCGAACATTCGTACCGGCAATCTCAAGGGCTCGATCCGTACCGAGGTGACCAACGTATCGATGACGATCGGCAGCAACATGCGGTACTCGAAATTCCTGCGCGAAGGCACCTCACGGATGGCCCGCCGCAAGATGAGCGATGACGCGTTGAAGGCTGGCGTCAAGGCGGGGCGGCTCGGTCATTGGGTTGAGTGGTCGAGGCTGTAGCAATGGATGCCCTGGTATCTCAGGAAACGCGCTTCCTGCCGGCAGTGGCCGCCAGGGTTGGCGAGATCTTTTACCAGCAACTCAAGAGTCCGGACGGTACCACGCGCTCGATCGCGGTCAGCGACATCGACGTCAACAAGGAATACGTCCCGACCTTGCCGCTGGTACTGGTGGCGTTCACGCAATCGATCGGTGAACAGCTGCTGCGCAGTCATAGCGAACAGTTCAAGATCACCGATGCTTTCATCATCGAATTCTGGATGGCGCCGGAGCAAGTCACATCGGGCGGCAAGGTGACGCCGTACTGGAGCTATTACCCGTATGAGTTCATTCGCAACAAGCTGATCGATGGCTTTCTGGATTGGCGCGGTCCGAACGGTGAGCACGTCGCTTATCGCGGCCTCCATGTCGAGGCTGATCATCATGCTGCAAAGCTGACCTTTACCTTCCTCGCGACTTTCGAATGGTGTCGCACCGATCGCAGCACCGCGAACGATATCGTCGACGAGATTGGTTTCCGGATGTGCACGCCACAAGGCTGCATTCCGGATCCGGAATGTCCGGAGCAAGACGACGAACGATGCGACCCGTGCAAGTAGGCTTCATTCCCCAGCAACCAAGGAGGCCCGCAATGGCCACGATCTATGTGAAAGCTCGTCCGGGCCGCGTGGCCTATAACGAGGGCAGGAAGATCTCGAATGACGAATTCGTGCCGGTCTCCGACACGCCCTACGTCCGTCGCCTGATCAATCATTGGGAGGACGTCGAGCTGCAGGGCGAGATGGCCTCACGCCAACGCCCGACGGGTGGTGGTCGCGCCACCGGCCCGCGTCCCGATTCTCCGACTGAATCCCCGAAACCGGCGCGCGAGTAAACCGCCAGAACCGCAAAGGAGTAGACCAGATGTCGATTGATAGCCTGCGGTCCGGCGCAATCCGGATTTGTTTTGACCCTTCGCTCAATGCCTATCCGAGCAAGTGCCGCATCCTGCTCGAAGGCCAGATGCTCGACACCGGCACCGCCGAGGTGGATGAGCTGATCAAGATCCCGAGCCTGCGCGATGTCGATCTGCTGTTCGGCGAGGGCAGCATCATCGCCGAAGGTCTCAAAACCGGGTTCGGCTGCTGTCCGAACCAGGCGATGGAGTTTTATGCGTTGCCGCGTGACGATGCCAGCGCGGGCGGCACCGCGGCGGCGGTCTACACCATCACCTTCACGGGCCCGGCTACCAGCGACGGCAGGATCGACCTGTTCATTGCGGATGGTCGGTACAATACGTCGACCCGGATCGTCGAGGGCGATACCGAGGCGGATATCGCAACCGCGGTGGCAGACAACCTCATTGCTGAGGCTGGCTTGCCGTTCACGGTGACGCACGCGCTCGGGGTGGTCACCCTGACCGCCAAGAACAAGGGTAGCGTCGGTAACTGCATCATGCCGATCTATAACTGGCATAATCGCCGCGACTACGCGCCGATGGGTGTCGACGCCGAGATCGTGCAGAGCGTGCAGGGAACGAACGGACCGGCAACGATGCTGGACTATTCGGCGATCCTTGGCGAGTGCTGCTATTGCTGCATCGGCATGCTGTACGCCGAAGATAAGTGGCAAGACAACATGATCGCCTACATCGCCGATGCATGGTCATGCTTGAAGCCGCAATGTTTCGGTCACGGCTATACCTATAACTACGGCACGCTCGGTCAGATCATGGCCTCCGACACCAACTCTGCCGAGGTGTCGCGGCTCGCGCATTGCTGCACCGATCCGAGTGCTGGCTGGATGAAGGTGGCGGCCTACGCTGCATTGAGCTGCTGCTCGACCGTCGACAATCCGGAGATGTCGATCCAGGGCCCGAACTTTGGCGTCCTGGCGTGTCTGCGCCAGCCGGAATCCTGCTTCCAATGCTTCACGTTCGATGAGCAGCAGCTGCTGCAGGCCACCGGCTTTGTGGTCACGGTCCCGCTGCAGGGCGGTACCGGCTCGATGACGCAGCCGATGATCGTCAACGATTCTACCAACAACCGGTACGATGAAAACGGCCGGCTCAATGCGACGTGGTGGAACGTGAATTCGCGGCGGCTCGCAGCGGCTACGGCCGACGCGGCGGCGATTGCGTTGGGGCAGGTGGTTGGGCTCGGGCTGTTCACCAAGAACACCACGATCCCCTCCGGCATCCGCGGCACCAATCCGAAGCTGATCCAGGGTCAGTTCCGGGCCTGGGCCAAGAGCCAGGTCGGCATCCTGTTCTCGGAGTTCGAGGACATCGATCGCGACATTGTCCTGCGTACCGACTTCGAGGTGGCGCCGAAGTGCCAGGGTATCCCCGGCAAACTGTGGATCGACTTCACCTATCGACCGCCGGTCCGCATCACCAACATCATCATCAACGCGCAACCGGCCATGCTCAGCAATTGCTGACGTCCCGCCTGACAGACAGAAAGGAGTAGACCCCCATGACTTGCGAGAATCAGGTAGGCGTCAAAAACATTCTGCTCACCTTCAAGGACTGCGACACTGACGCCGTCTATGGTCCGATTGCGCACAAGCTGAGTTCGGAAGATCTGCCGACCTGGCGGCTGTGCCCTTACAACAATGATCCGCTGCCGCAAGGTTATGTCAAACGGCAGCCAACCAACCCGGAGGTCGAGATCAAGGTCATCCGGGATATCAGGATCCCGCTGGCAATGTATCAGGGCTGCAGCGACGTCAACCTGCAGGTCGAATACTACAACGGCCTGGTTTATTCCGGCGTCAAAGGCACCGGGACCGGTGACGAAAAGTCCGACACCCATGAAGTGACCATGACGATCACATTCAAGGAGATCGACGAAATGCTGCCGCAGGGCACGCTGGACTCGACCGAGAATCCGATTACGCCGACCTTCGCCGTGGCGGCATAGGAGCGGCGTCATGGCAGAGGGAAAAGCAAACGGTACCAAGCTGGAGAAGATTCCGATCTCATTCCAGCTTGGCGACAACGTCATCGACGGCGCGGTAGTGCGGCCGATGACGTTCCAGACGTTTTCGAAAGTGGTCGCCGAAGCGCAAGGTATGAAAGAGCCGGAGGCCTGGCTGGCGCGCATGCGGCGGGTGCGGATGGCCAGGCAGGTGCAGTATTACATCAACGGCACGGTGATGCCGGTCGGCGTCCTGGACATTCCGAAGCTGTCGATTGCAGACGCGCGCAGCATCATTGCCCGGCTTGACGCCAATGAAGCGCCGGTCGGCAAGATCGTTCGCGATGGCGACGGCATCGACAAGGCGATCACCTACGAGCTGGGTACGCCAATCCCGACCGGCGCCGGCAAGCCAGCGATCACCGAGCTGGAGTTTCACGCCAGCACCTACGGCGATATCGAGGATGTCATGGCGGCCGATAACGGCGTGTTGCAGGCCGTTGAGCTGGTGAAAAAACTCGGCAAGCCGCTCGGCACTTCGCTGACGGCGTTGCCTACCTGGGCGTTGGACGCCATCACGATTTCCGACGGCGTCTTTATCATGAACGAGATTCTGCCGCGTTTTCTGGAGTCGCCAGACGAGTAGCCGAAGCTGTCGAGCATTATCGCTACTATTCGGCGTCGGCTGGCGACGTAAGGTCACTCAACATCAGGCAGCTGACTTTTCGCATCATGAATTTCCAGAAGATTCATGGGTTCGAGATGAAAAACCGAATGATACTCGCCGGAGGAAAACCAAGGTAAATGGCATCATTCGTCGAACAAGCAACACTCAGGGTCAACGACCAGAGCACGGCGCAGATCAGCAAGATCAACGCTGCGCTCAAGAAGCTGTTCGCGACTGCCAAATCACTCAAGTCGATCCGGGTTGGTATCAACGTCGATGCCCGCGGACTGACCGCAGCTAACAAGCAACTCAATACGCTGGCACGCAATATCGCGGTGCTGCGCAGCCAAAGACTGACTCTGAACGTCAACGATGCCGGCCTTGCCAAGGCACGGCGCGACATCGCTGCCTTGCGGGCAGCGGCGCGCGCGCCGATCAATGTCAATGTCAGTGGCGGCATGCGCGCACCGCGTGCGCCGCGTCCGGTGCCGGTCACGCCGGCAGGGGGCGCCGTACCGCCGCGGCGGCGTGGTGGTCGCACAGCGGCCGGTGCGATGATTACCGGAGCTGGCGCCGGTGGTGGCATTTCCGGGGTCAGCCGGCTCGAAACCAGTTTCGGCGCGCTGTCTTTGGCGGCCTACGGCGCAGCTGCGGCACTCAAGAAAGTTGCCGAAGCCGGCTACGATCGCTCGCGTACTGATTTGCAAACCAAGGCGATGACAACGGAGGCGCAGCGAGCGGAGTCAGCTCGCATAGCTGCGGAGAAAGGACCAGCGTACAGAGGTGCGCCAATTGCGTTTCCCAAGAACGTCATGGATCAATTCATCAATGAGATCCAAGGCGATGTCGCCGGCAAGACCCCCGCGGAAACGCGTCGCAACGCTGAGATGGTCGCCAGGGATCTGCAGAACAATATCTATCCTGGCATTATGGCGCGCAATCCGACCTTTAGTCCGGAGCAAGGTCGCGAGGGGCTCAAGAAGATTGTCAAAGCTGCCAACATCGCGACGACGGAAATTGTGGACGATTCAGGCGAGCTTAGTGCGGATTACAAGCGCTACACCAAGGGTGTGGCGATGGCCCTGGCGGTCAATCCAGAGCTAAAGCCTGAGACCGTTCGAACCACCATCGCCGGATTGAAAACATCGGGATACACGCTGGATCCGGAGGCTATCGCGCAGACCTTGGTTCAGGCTGGCGATCTTGGGCAGCGCGTTGGCAACGAGACGTTCCGATTGCAGCGTGCACTGCAGGGTGTGGTCGACAACAAGAAATTGAACAACGTGCTGCGGGACCGCGGGATCCTGCAAAATCCGAAGTTGGACGCCAAAGGCAACGTTCTGCCTTCCACCGGAACGGTTAAAAACCTGCCTGAACTATTGGGCAATCCGTCTAAGTGGATCCTCGATGAGTTTTCCGGAGATGTAGAGAAGCATCTCAAAAAGAAGGAAACGCAAAAACGTATTGAAACGGTTGTTGGCACAGCCGGGACGGAGGAAGAAAAGGATGCTCGCCGTAAGCAGGCTGAGCAAACTGAACGCGTCGGTGTTCTTGGCAGGATACTGCCTAGTCTGCCGCAGACCGCACTGAACCAGCTGAACCAGCTGATGCTTGGTGCCGAGCAATGGAATCGGCAAAAGGCTCAAGCGGGTATCCAGCCAGGCACGGCTGAGACTGGAAAATTGGTGGCGGAAAATCCCGCTATCATGTGGGAGAATCTCAAGACTGCCGTGGGCGATGCGTCAGGTTCGATCGGCGAACTCGCGATGAGTTCGAAGGCCGCCACCGGTATCATGCAAGGCCTCACCAATATTTTCCGTGGTGAACCGACGACGCCGGATCAAAAGGGCGCGCTAGTGTTCGGTGCAGCGGTGACGACCGCTCTTACCGCTGCCGTTGCCAGCGCGATTGCAGCGCCGGTTGTCGCGTTGACCGGCGCGGGTACCGCATTGACCGGTTCAGCGGCGGCATTGACGGCAGCTGCCGCGCGCTTGGGTGCAGCGGGTGGCCTTCCTGGTGCACCGGACGGCATGAAGAAAACGCCTGCCAAAACTGTGATGGATTACGTCAAGCAAGGCGCCAAGGTCGGCGCGGCCATTGCGGTACCGCTGGCGATCCCGCTTGCCACCGGCATCACTGAGACGCCTGGACTGTCTGACACGGCTGATGCGGCCAAGAAGGCTGAGGAGAGCACGCTATCGCTGGCCTATGCCCAACTCGATCTGCACAACAAAACCAAGCAGCTGGCTGATCTCGAAGCGCAGCGAATTGCACCGAAGGCCGAAACACCGTTCGACAAGTTTCAACCGACTTATCCGGACCAGGTCGAAGCCGAAAAGGAAACGCTGCGTAGCGAGATTGCGCAACTAAGCGCGGCTATCAATTCATGGCAGGCCGGTGCGCGGTGGGAAGATGCGGTGCGGCAGGTGCAGCAACAGCCACCAGCAGAGCAGCAGCAGCCGAATTGGGTTGCCGGCGCCATCGCGGAGTTGAAGAAAGCGCAGCTGCCGCCGGACTGGAAAGCAACGCCAGAGCCGATCGGCGGCAAACCGGAAACACAGTGGCCTGATCCATCCGCCATCTCAACCGCCTCGGAAGCGATGGGGGCGGCGATGAATTCCGGCGGCATGCAAATCCAGGGCGCGGCCAACACACTGTTGTCGACGACCGGCACATTTTCAACGGTGTTTGCGACCGGTGCGCAGGCGATCGGCAGCAGCGGACAGATTGCCGCCTCGACTTTGCAAGGCGCCGCACCCGGCATCGGGGCCTCGATCGGGCAGGCCGCGGCATCGGCGATTCAGGCCGCGGTGTCCAACCTGAATGTCAATGTCAACGTCAACCAGAGCGGCGGTGGCGGCGACAAGGGCAACATCAACAACGCCAACGGTAACAAGTAATGTCTCGCCACAACTGCGCGATCGGCAAGGACGTCGTCCCGGCCTCATTCAAGGGCGTGACGTTCTACTGCACCGAAGCTGATATCGAGGGCGGCCGGCGCGGTGCCGAAGGCGAATTCCCGTTTGGTGAGGATACCGCCTACGCTGATCTCGGTCGCAAGATCCGGGTGTTTCACCTGACGGCGTATTTCCGCGAGGATAATCACGTCGGCGATTCCAGTGCGTTGTTCGCGGCGTGCGAGTCACCGCAGCCCGGCATGCTGGTGCATCCGACACGCGGCACGCACCTGGTAGCCTGTCGCAGCGTCAAGGTTTCCGACAAGTTGGAGGAAGCGCAAGGCGAGAGCACCGCCGAGCTGGAATTTGTTGAGGCCAACCCGGTCGGTACCGGACTCGGTGGCATCCTGTTCGGGATGATTTCGTCGGCGCTGAATGCGACATCGCAGACCAGTTTCCTGCGCGACTATCATCCGGCTACGGTCAGTCAACCCTGGCGCGGCGACGTTATCGATACCGCGCAGCGGCTGGTCACGATCGTCACCGCCACGACCAGGCAGGTGCTACCTCCGGACGCGCCGTTGTCTGAACACCGCGACGTGTTGCGAATGGAGGAGATCGCAACTGACGACGGTTTGGCGAGCATCGGCGTCAATGTCGATCGCGCCTTGAGCAATGGCTTCAATACCATTCCGCTTTATGTCGACAATCCTGACGACATCTTTCGGATCATGCGTCGGCTGGCCAATGCCGCGACCGCTTCCTCGGCTCTGCCGGCAGGGGCTGCCGTCGAGAGTGAGGAAGCGGTGCTAAGCCGCCATCGTGTCCTGGCGGCTATCGGCATGGCCGAAGCGGCAATGTCACGGACCTACGCCTATGTCGATCAAGCACTGGCGGCATTGGATGCAACTCTTGCGGTGCTGTCCGATGAGGCGCAGGCCGCTTACAACGCTTGCGACAACGCACTGTTCCTGGAGATCCGTAGCTACGCGGTTCAGTTCACGCAGATGATGAATGACCTGGCCTACCGGCTGCCCGGATTGGTCCTGGTCGATTTTTCCGGTGGCGTGCATCCGCTGGTCGCGGCCTACACGATCTACAATGATGCGACCCGGCATCGCGAGCTGGAGACGCGCAACAAGGTCGACGCCAACGGCCGCTTCAACCCGCTGGTGGTCGGTATCGCGCCGACATGAAGCCGGTAGTTATCTTGGTTGGCGGCCAGGAACTGACGACCTGGACCGAAATGACCTTGCAGCGCAGCAAGGAGGAGTTGACCGGTTCGCTGGAGGTGACGATCTTTGCCGGCGCGATGCCGTCGGCGCCGATCGCACGCAGCGCCAAGGCCGGCGCCGAGATCCAATGCTATATTGCCGGCCAGCTGGCGTTCACCGGCACGGTCGACAAGCGGCAAGGGACCGGGGCGAACAAGGGCGAGAATCCGGAAGGTGGCACCGATACCGAGAGCCAGGAAACCAAGGGCTCAACCTCGATGTCGGTCAACATCGGACCGAACGAATACACCATCAAACTGTCCGCTCGCGGCAAGACCAAACGATTGATCGATGCTAGCCATCAGCATCCGACCACCAATGAGCTGAAACCGACCACCAAGAAGATTACCGAAAAGCTGATCGAGCCGTTCAAGCAACAGCTGGAATGGAAGGCCAAGGAGATCAAGCTCGACAAGGTTCGGCTGCGAGACGGTGGCCGTGTGGTGGATGAGTTGCACCGGGTGGCCATCGAGAACGCCTACTTCATGTATGAGACCCGCGATGGAAAATTGCGAGTTACTGACGGCGTCGGCTCTGCTGATGGCGGCGGCGGTGATCCTCTTATCCTTGGACAAAATATTCTGACGTTCTCGGCAGAGCAAAACGAGGAAGATGCCAAGAGTGAGGTCAAGGTCAAAGGCCAGCGCAGCGAAAAGAAAAAATGGGGCGAGGATGCACTGCTCAAGACCTTCAAGGAGATCAAGGATTCAAGTTTCGTCAAGGACAAGGTGCCGCTGAACGTACAGCATAACGGCGACGCCACCGATGAAGCGCTGGAACGGCGCGGCCGGTTCGAGATGAACAAGCGCAGCGCGGCGGCCAAGAAGATCACCATCGAGGTGTTTCACGTTCAGACACCATCGGGAGCGCCCTGGGATATCGGCAATACGCATTACGTAGAGGTGCCGCCGGAAGGCATCTTCGACATGTTCGAATGCACCGAGCTGACCTACACGGCGAATGCCAAGGACACTTTAAAGACGACACTGACCCTGTCACCGCCGCCCTCCGGCGGTGCGGGCGGTAGCGGAGGGGGTGGCGGGGGCGGGTTCGGTCTCGCCAGCCTTCCGATGACGATCGGCAATGCACGCCGCAGCCAGGCCGGCGTGACGCTGTCGGATGATTCCTATCCGGCGCCATGGTCGCCGCCGATGTTGAGCGAACTGCCGTTGATGACCCTGGTCGAGGCTGCCGCAAAGGTGGTGGCCGACGTGATTGAGCCGAAACCGAAGCCGCCGCCGCTGACGTTGCCGCCCTGGTGGGGAGAGAACACATGACGACGTTCAAGAGCTTCCGCGATCGTACCCGCGATATGCAGGACGGTACCGAGCGTCACGTTTGGGGCAAGCAGGAATATATCAAAAGCGCCGGCAGCATCATCAAGGTGCGCGGCACCGATACCGAGGATCAGGAAGCGGCGGTGCTCAATATCGGCGGCGTCTCTTTCAACGTGAAGGAGAAGTTCAACACCGAGGTCATGTTGTTGGCCGGTTCTTCCGACACCACGCTGAAAATGGCGCTGCTGACCATTCCGAAAGACAAGCAGCGGCGGTGGATGGAAGGCCACGGCGGCGTGCAGCATCCGACCGACGATGAGTTCGCGTTGGACTTCTCCGACGACATGGCGCACCTGACCAAGAACAAGTTCGGCGTCGGCGAGAAAGGTGAGTTCGAGGTCAAGGGCAAGGAAAGCTATTTCCGCGTCGACAAGATGATCGTGACCGGCGAGCTGTACGTCAACAAGAAGGTCTATTCGCCGGAGTATCTGAACGGCAGCCAGGATCCGCCGGAGTTCAAGGGATCAAAGCAGGCTGAGGCCAAAGACGACAATGAAGGCGGCGGTGGCGGTGGTGGTGGCACAGCTATCACATCGCAAATGGATCTGTTCGACGATCAGCTGTCGCTGGGCTTCTGATCGTGCAGCTCAACGATCCCTGCCTTGAACAGAATGTCGGCCGGCGCCGGATCTTCTGGACCACCCAGCAGGAAGCCTGCGGCGAATTTGTCTTGTGCGGCCACGAATGTGCGATTCCAGGGCTGCAATACGTCGACACGCCCGGTGACGATCCAGAGCTGCGCACGATCAAGAACAGCGACTGGCTGCTGAGTTTGATCCTGAACATTTTGAACACCCGTGCCCGGACCGATCTGCGTTGCCCATCGCCTGCCGCCGTCTACGGGCATTGGTCGGAAAGCTACCGCGATGACGGCCTTTGGATCGGGTCGCGGCTGTGGAACGCGGCGGAGAAAAGCTACATCCGCGTCGCGGATTCGGTGAAGGCGATCCAGGCCGCGATCCAGGCCGACATGGCCAAGCTGACGATCCAGGGCGTCGCCGACACGGTCGAGGTGGTCGCGACCTATCGTGGTCGCAATAGTGTCGAGGTGAGCATCATCGCGATCAAGCGTAACGCGCGCCACGTTCTCAACCTGTCCGGCACTTTCGTTTCGGATACGTGGGTCTGGACCTGACGGGTAGTCGTAATGTCATGCATCATTCTACGACCAGATCCGAAAGTTCTGTTCGGACAACTGCAGAGCATGTTCTCATCGACCGTGCTCGGCGGCGGCAAGATCATTCCCGAGAGCAACGAATGGTACGTCGTCGCCAACGACTACGCGATGGCAGAGCAATACTATGCGCTAGCCGATCAGATGTGGCGGGAGAACAATCCGGAGACGGCTTGCTGCGACAATCTCTACAAGATGGCCGCACAGCACGGCGTCTTTCCCAAGCCGGCGAGCTATTCGGAAGGTTACGCCAAACTGACCGGTGTCGAGGGCAGTCCGGTGCCACCGTCGCTGGAAATCCTGACAAGCCAGGGCAGCTATGTCTCGGTCGGGACGGTGCCGCTGGAGATCCCGCCCGCGGGCGAGATAATCATTCGGATCCGGGCGCTAGTGCCTGGCGAGGAAATGAATTCGGCCGGCGAGATCACCACCGGAACGCTGACGACGCCGGCAGCCGGCATCAATGACGAAGTCGCGATCTGTGGCGGGCAGATGTGTGGCGGCCATGCAGCTGAGACCTGCGAGGAGTTTCGGCAGCGCTACCTGGCGCGGCTGGCGTATCAGCCGAAGGCAACGATGGCCTGGATCAAGGAGAAGATCCTGGAATTCCCGTGCGCGACGCGGGTCTGTGTCCGCGAAGGTTCGTGCTGCCGCTGTCATCCGGAATGCACCGACTGCACCGATTGCGGTTGCAAGAACTGCGGCAACCGGATGGAATTCTATGTGCTGTTCGATGGCGTTTTCCCGTGCGGGATCCCGCCGGAGAATCTTCGCGAGGATATCGAGACCTGGTTGTTCGGCGAGCATCAGGGCTATGGCGAGGGCCAGGTCGAGATTGGCGTTTGCGGCAGCATCATCGCGGCAAAGCCGCTGATGGTCGACGTCGTGATCGACATCGAGGGCTGCCCGTCATCTTCGCAAAAGCAGATCATTGCCGATCAGATCAACGCGCTGTTCCTGCGCATCTGTCCGTCGATGCCGCTTCGGGTCAGGCAGATTGAACTGATCGTCGCGTCGGTGGTCGGCGCCGAGACCAACGTTGCCGTCTACTTCGAGATCGTCTCGCCGGAGGATCCGACCGAACAACGCAATGCGGTCTTTGTGTCGACGTGCGGAGATCTCGAACCGGAATGCGATTACCTGCCGTGCGTCAATACGATCCGCTTCCCCAATCCTGACAATCGGTCGACGTCATGCTGAGTTCTGACGGCTGCATCAACGTTGCTGCGATCGACGATCCGAGCTGCTGTCCGCCACCGCTATGTGGCAACGATCTGTGCTGCACGTTTGTCGCGTTCTTCAATCTGCTGCCGTCGGGTCCATTGTGGGATTACTGGAAAGCGCAGGCGATCAGCTATTTCCAGTCCAATGACAATCCAGCTGAGTGTCCGTTGCTGCAGGATCCGCGCTGCCCGTCGATGGTGCTGCACGCGATCTATACCGTGTTGAAACTGCGCCATATGGTGCACTACGCGCTGTGGCCGGCGTTTCGCGAAAGCAATCCGAACACTGCAGTGACGACGCTGGATTATCATCTGGAGCGGTTGAATTGGGAGAACTGCTACGCCTCGCACTGTCGATCGTCGCTACTCGGTCCGTTGTCGCCATTGGAAGTGATGGGCGAGTGCGGGCCGATCTATTGCGAGCCAAATTACCCGCCGGAACAGGAAGCGGCTCTGAAACGCGCCATCGCGGTTTCACTGACCCGTGCCAACATGGGTGTCATCAAGAATCTGTGCGGCCTGAACTGGATTATCGATCCGCTCGGCGCGGTGTTGGTACCGATCTATTACGTGCCGCCGGAGGGCTGCGTTGACCCGCCGGATGAGGATGGCGTGATCTGGCCGGACCAGGATGTGCCGTGCGTCGAGGTGCCCGAGGAGCCGTGTCCGCCCGACAATTGCGATGACAGCATCTGCACCGGCATGGCGTTCGAACTGTGCCCGAGCCGCAGCTATCTCGACGGCGTCGGCACGGGCGATGTCTGTGAGACGCAGGTGCCGCCGCCCCAGGTACCGGCTTGGTTCGATTGGGGCTGCCTCGATGATAAGCCGGCCGGCGTCCCCGATCGCGTCTATCCCGGCGTGCTCGCGGCCGAATGCATCCTGCGTTCGCTGGTGCCGTATCTGACCTGTTCGAATCCGGTGACGTTGCATCAGTGCTGTCCAGAGGTCATGCCCGCATGATTTTCCCACTCGATTCCGCAGGCGGGGTCATCATCCGTGATGAACTCGGCAACCCGACCAATCCGTCGAACGTGCCGAACGCTTACGTCCCGCCGCCCGGCTTTGTGATGACTTGTCAGCCGATGGCGCTGCCGGCCGACTGCACGGCGCGGATCACCGCGGGGCAGATCAACGCCATCGTCAGCGAACTGCTTTCATTCGCGGTCTGCCTGGATCCGGATGGTCCCTGGGATTGTGCCGCGATGGACAATCTCTGCAAGGCGTTCACGGCCTGGGTTGCCACCCATGTCGGCGCCTATGTCGGCGAAGGGGCGCCACCGACGCCGCCGGCAAGTCCGCTTTGGTATCAGTCGTCCACCGGTCTGCTGTTCTATTGGTACGACGACGGCAACACGCAGCAGTTCGTCCAGATCGGCGGCGTCACGGTCGATCACGCCACGATCGTTGGCATGGGCATCCCCGGCGATCCGTTGAAGGTCGGTGCGATTGACGGCGGAGTATTCTGATGGCCGTTCTTGATTTTCCTGCCAACCCGGCGGTCGGCGACGAGTTCACGCAGAACGGCGCGACCTATACCTGGACCGGAGAGGCTTGGGTTTCTGGCAAGACGCAAACCCCGCCGGCCGGTTCGATTGTCCAGGTCAAGCGCACGCCGACCAACAATCATCCGCCACCTGATGGATCGTTGAAAGAAGGCGAGCTGGCGGTCGAGATGGGCGACCCGTGTCGCCTGTGGGTTGGCGTGCCGCTTGCGATTGATCCGAGCGGCAAGAAGCTGCTGGCGCACATGGGCAGCGGCGATCCGTTTGTGAACATCAGCGGCGATGTGATGACAGGGTTGCTGACGCTGTCGGGCGCGCCGATCGCTGACCTTCACGCCGCGACCAAGAAATACGTCGATGACTTCGCCGCGGCAGCGCAGGCGTTCTTTGTCAACGTCACCGGCGACACGATGACCGGTGACCTGGCGATTGCAAAGGAGGCGCCGAAGGTCACGCTCAATCGGACCACGGTCGCTGGTGGTTCGGCCGAGATCGAAGGTTTGTTGGCCGGTGTGCGGCGCTGGGTGGCGCGGTTCGGCAACACAACTGCCGAAGCCGGAGCCAACGCCGGCAGCGATTATACTTTGACCGGCTATGACGATGCCGGAGCGGCGCTCGCCGCACCGATCTTGCGCGGCAAGCGCACAACCAACCGGTTGGAAGTCGCCGGCAACCCGATCGATGCGCTCGATATCGCGACCAAGCAATATGTCGATGCCGCTGGTGCCGGCGCGGTACCGTTCGATGTGTTGGCCTATAGCGGTATGCAAGTGAACGGCGATTTCAGCGTCTCGCTTGAGAATGGCGTAACCGCTGTCGCTGTGCCTCCGGTCACCAATAAGTACGTCAACGATCTGTTTCTGGTTGCGAACTCTGCCAACCCTGGCGCCTTGAGCTGCCAGCAGATTGTCGGTGGCAGCATCAATCCGGGGTTCAATCACACACTGAGAATGACCGCAACTGCGGCCTACACTTTCGCCACTGCTGCTGACGTTCTGGCACTGACGCATGCGATTGAAGGCAATCGATTTCAGCGGGTGATGTGGGGCGGTGGCGTCAATGCCAAGCCGGTGACCATCGCGTTCTGGATTTACTCCAACGCTGCGGGCGTCATGTCGGTCGCGATGCGCAATGCCGCTACCAACCGTACCTATGTCGCCGAGGTTGCGGTCACGGGTGGCGGTATCTGGGAATACAAGACCGTCACCATCCCCGGTTGTCCTGATGGCGTATGGGAGAGCAACACCAACCTTGGCGCAAGCCTGCTTTTCTGTTTCGGAGCGGGCAGCGCTGGTCGAGTGGCACCGGGAGCATGGAACGCCAGCGCGAACTTCATTGGCACCGGGGTCACGAACTTTTTCGGTGCGATCAACAACGCCGTGCAGCTTCAAGGGCTATTGATTCTTCCCGGCTCCACCGCACCGACCGCCGCGCAAAGTTCTGGCGTGATGCGAACGGCGCGAGAGGAAACGGCGCTGGTGCAACGTTACTATCGCCAGCTGGTCTGGAGCATGGAAGGCTATGGCGCCCCTCGTATGACGGCACCGCATGGGATTCCAGCAATGCGAGTGGGTCCGGTGATAACCCGTACCGCCGTTGGCACCATGTCCAACATTCGCGGACCGAGCGATCATGCCAATTTCGTCACTGTCGGTTCGTACAACCAGTCAACGATTGTTGTTTCGTGCGAAGTCGCTACGCCCGGTGTGTTCGTCGCGGTCAATTTTGTCGAGAGCTTGAGCGCGAGGTTGTAAGATGGCCGAATACGCGCTGACGCCGTTTGATCATATCGTGAAGTGGTTTCACGATGGCACCGTCACCACGTTCCGTGATGACGAGGATAGCCGAGTAAACGAAGCTTATCAGGCATGGCTGGCGGCATCGAATGTTCCTGATCCGTATGTCGAATCGATAGTCTCGGCGACGATCGACAAGCGGCAATTCTGGACGCAGCTCGCGCTCGACGGTCACATCACTGAGAACGAAGCCGTCGCCGCGATGGGCGGCGATACGCCGGACATCCCGGTGCAGATTCGCCAGTTCATCAACAACACGCTGCCGGCACCGCAGCGCTGGCTCACTCGCATGTTCTTTCTGGCCGACACGTTCAAGCGGGATAACCAGGCGATCACGCACAGCAAGACCATTTTCGCGCTCAATGACGCGACGATGGATCAGTTCTTTCACGACGCTGCCCTTCTGTAAGGAGTTGAATCATGACCGGCATGTTTCCTGGTAGCGGCGTTCCTCCGCAGGATGCAAAGAACAGCATCCTCGATCCCGATACCGTCAATTGCGACGAGCTGTGGTACTCGACGTCGCGCTGTCAGCCACGGTTTGATCCGGCCGCGGCGAACGCCGAGCTGGCCGAGCTGATCAACACCATCAATGCCGGCGAGGTCAGTTACGATTGCGCCAAGCTCGATCAGCTCCAGCTCGCAATCAACTACATCGCACAGCGCGGCTTGATGTCCGGCGCCCTGACCGCAGCGGGGCCGCTCAACTACACGGTGGCATTCACGCCGCCTGTGACTCGCTATCATGATTTCCTGCAAATCAAGGTGACGCCAAACGTCGTCAACGCCGGGCCGGTCAATCTTGACGTCAACGGGCTCGGTCTCAGGGATGTGGTGCGTAATGACTTCAACGAATTGAGGGAAGCTGACTTCCCGGCCGGCGTGCCGATGATCCTGATCTATTACGCCGGCAAATGGGTGGTCCCGTATTTTGTCCGTTCACAGACTCCGATCGAATACAGGGGCACGCTGGACTATTGGGTTCGTAGCGACGGCAGTGATCTGACCGGCGACGGCAGTGCCAATTCGCCGACCAAGGCATTTCGCACCATCAACTTTGCGTTCCAGACCGCGATCAGCCGCTACACCCGGTCGCCGGACATGGTGCTAAATATCCGTCTCGGCATTCCTGGTGACTACGAGGGATGCAACATAGGAAAATTCCCTGGCGTCATCAATCTGATCGGCGACAAGGTGGCGCCGGCCGGGTATCGCATTCATTGCACCACAAGCGGCGGCTGTTGCATCTTCGTCGAGGGTGCGACGATGCGGATTGACGGCGTCAATTGCATCCTCGATGCGTTGGCGACCCTGACCGCCACCGGGCCGTTCGGTATTTTTGCCTATCAAAACGCCTATGTCAGCTTCAATAACGGGCGCATGGAGCAGCTGATCAACGGCCACGCCATTGCTTCTGGTTTCCTGGAGAGCGGGGGCGGCAAGCTGCAAGTCAACGAAGGTTCGGTGGTGATCGACGGCAAGGGCCACACCATCGCGCACGGCATGGGCTCGCAAGGTACCGGCAGCTTCACCGGCTGCAGCGGCGCAGTGACGCCAAACAATCTGACGATCACCTGGATCCAGTGCAACTTCGTCGTCGCAGCTTATTGGGCTTACGCGCTAGCCGGCGTCGGTGTCACCAACGATGTGATCTCCGGCGTGCCGCTGTGCACCGTGGTCGACTCGGGCTGCGTCGGGTCCGAATACAATGCGACCGTGAACTCATTCGTCTACGCGGGCGGCAAGGTCATCCCTGGCGCGACTGCCGGCACCATCGGTTCTGGCGGCGTGTTCCAGCCATAGGAGAAAAGCCATGGCACTTCCAAAAACTTACGCTGAATTGTTGGCGGAGTTCGGAGATCATCCGCGTGCCGCCTTGTTGGCGGCAGCCAAGTACGGCACCGAAGCGCAATACGTCCAGCTTTACGAGATGGATGGCGGCGGGCGAGCCTACTTTCCGAACATGGCGATGAGCGATCCGGCATGGAACGGTGGCGGCGCCGAAACCGTCGATCCGGTCCCGGATCACTAGGTGAGTGACGCTGCCAAGGGCGCGGCGAGCGTTGTTTTGTTTCTTGCCATCGTGGCCATGGCGTATGCGGCGAATACAAAGCCGATGCCTGTCTCGCGCCCGTGCGTCGACATCGCGACCAGGGACAGGATCAAGACGGTGATGATCGACGGTTTTGAGATCGCGCTCAAGGAACACGTCAAGACCATCTTTGATGTTTTTCTGCGCGATCACGCCGATACCACTCAGCGGGCGGCAAACGGCCTGCAAGTTGCTACCGCTGCCTACGTCCACTCTCGCGCCGTTGTGATGGCGTGGGATCCACCGGAGTGTAAGCCATGAGCTGCAACTCAGTGATCATATCGAGCGGCCACGGCAAGTATGTCCGTGGCGCCGCCGGCATTATCGATGAGGTCGAGGAGGCGCGCTTCGTTACCGAGCGTGTCGCCAAAGATCTACGGATGCGCGGCATCGACTGCAAAACATTCCATGACGACGTCTCCTATACGCAGTCGGAAAACCTGAATCGCATCACGGATTTTCACAACGATCACATCCGCGATCTCGACATCAGCGTGCATTTTAACGCCTACGAACAGGTCGAAAAATGCATGGGCGTCGAAGTGCTCTATGTCACCCAGGGCGCGTTGGCCGGCGAGATGTCGTTGGCGATTTCGGAGGCCGGCTGTCTGCTGAATCGCGGTCCGAAAAAGCGCACCGATCTGCATTTCCTCAACTGCTGCGACATGCCGGCTATCCTTCTAGAGGTCTGTTTCGTCGACTCCGAATGCGATTGCCTTACGTATCGCGACAACTTCGATGAGATCTGCCTGGCCATTTGCGACGTCATTGCCGGCGACACCGCCGAGGGCGAGCTGCCGGAGCCAGAGCCGTCGGAAGAAAGCCTGGTCGGCAAGGTCAGCTGGTTTGGCGGGCCGGAGGATACGGGTGTTTCACCGACTGAGGGACTGGCGTTCATCTATGAGATCGATCAAGCGCCGCATCTATTCCTACCATATCAACCCGAAGGAACAACCGGGCTGGCTCGGCGACTCAATCCTTTCATTCATTACATCGCGTGTCGCTGGGATTACGAGGTGCATCCGAAGGAAACGATGCTTCGGAAGATGGCGCTAGTGCGCAACGTCAAAACCGGATTCGCGCTTGAGGCGTTCCCGGCCGATTGGGGACCGCACGGCGACACTGATCGTATCGCCGACATTTCACCTGGACTGATGGAAGATCTTGGCCTGGAGACGGATGACCAGGTCGAGGTGATCTTCCCCTACGAAGCGACCTGAACGAACTTCGGCGTGAATGCATCCGCCGGCTCGGCGTGCCGGCACTCATCGGTGTGGCGCTTGGCGGCTTGCTGTTGCTCATCTTGTTCAACTCACCGCAATTCCGAACCCTCTTGAAATGGGGATTACCGACATGATCGTTGTCATCTGCCGTCCGGTCTGCACCAACGCGGCTGCGATTCCGCTGCCGCCATATCCGCCGGTCTACGTGCCGGCACCATAGGGAGGAGACCATCATGGGTGCGAATATCTGGTTCTGGCTGATCTATGTGCTGGTCGGCATTTTCGGCATCTTCGCCCAAAATCCGTGGCGGCCGGCCAGCGCTGCCGGTTATCCCTGGGCGCCGTTCGGATCCTGGCTGATCATGTTTATTCTGATCGGGATCCTGGGCATCTCGGTGTACGGCTCCCCTATACGCTGAGGGGCCACCGCGCGGACGGTCGCGGGTGATGCAAGATCATCCATTGCCGCCGATCCCGCCAGCCCCATCAATCTGCAGAGGCTGCTAGAAAAGTAACGAGCCCGGTGATCAGCCGGGCCCTTACTTCAATCTATCAATCATCATCACGGCCAGCATGCAGACCACGGTGGCGATCGACAGGATTACACCGAGGTCGATCAGGGCAGGGCGAGACCAACGCCGGCACCCGCGCCGATGTTATTGGAGAAGCCGCCCGTGATCGCCGCACCGTTGCCGATCGAGGCCGCACCGGAGACCGAGTTCGACTGACCGGCAGAAGCGCCGACACCCGAGGTCAGCGAGCCAGCCGGCGTGGTGGTGGCAATGCCGGCGCCGATCGAGGTGTTGGTTCCGGTCGCGAGCGAGCCTGCCGCGGCGCTGCCGGTCGAGGCCGTCGCTGCGCCGGTCCGGACGCTGCCGAAGTTGAAGCCGCCGCCGAAGCTAAAGCCAGCAGCCATTGCCGGCGAAGCGATCAACAGGGCAACCGAGACAAACAAAAGTTTCCGCATTTCAATTCTCCTTGGTGGTGGATGGTTCGACAGCGGGTTCTGCTGCCGGCTTAACAGCAGCCTTGGGGGCTACTGATTTCGGGGGCGTGATTGCCGCCTCGATGGCTTGGGAGGCCGTCAGCCGCTTCTGTGGCGTGACCGCAGCAACCCTCTTTCGAGGCGCGATCGGCGGCTCGCCGGTCCACTGCCAGCACTTCTGGCGGGCAGCGTCATAGTTGTCGCAGAGGCGGGTCGCGCCGGTCCGGCCGTCGACCACCTCGATGGCGCCGGTCGAGGTACCGCGGGCGTCCAGGATCACGCCGACCGGCGCGGGAACTGGCCGGTAGCGCTCGCAGATGTCTGGCATCGAATTGTAAATGTCGATCCGCTTGCAGAGCCGGGCGACCGCGGCGCCCTTGAGGCCCATCGCCCATAGCGTTCGCGAATCCAGCCTGGCCTGGCAGCCTTCATCGGTCATTGTGGAGCCGCCGCTGACACCGAAGCCCATAGCGCTGACACCGCCGCTGGCGGATCCCAGGCACGTTTCGAGGCCTGCTGCAGCCAGTGACGGGCTAATGGCGGTGGGTACGGTCTTGACCGACGTCGAGCCGCTGCTGCGGATCTCTTGCGTCGTGTTGGCTGGGTTGTTGATGGTGAGATTGTTGCCGCCTTTGGCGACGGCGACCGAGCCGGACGCACTTTGAGATCCCGACACGGCGGTTCCGGTACCGGTGGCGGTGGTATTCTGCGCCAGTGCCGGCGCTGCAAAAAGACAAACGAATGCCGTCAACGCAACATGCTTGCGCATCGCGAAGCTCCCCAGGTGCTGATGAAGTGAAATTGCGGATTGGACTCTATCGGGTCGCCGCCGCAGCGCTATAGCAAAAAAGCCACAACGTCCGACAAAAACCGCCACGCATAAAACGAAATGATGACAACGCGCCTTAATTGTGAGCGAGCGTTAAAATTCGTTTTAACGATAAGAGGATCTGACGATGGGACGGATGCTTTTCCATCACTCGCTCGAAGTCGAGACCGAGGAAGCGCAGTACCTGATTTCGTGCGCGCGGATCCGTAACCTCGCCGTCTCCAGCTTGGTGCACAAGCTGATGGATGTCATCTTGCGCGATCAGATCGTATCGGCCGTGCTCGATGACGATGGCCGGCCGGCGCCGAGAAAGCAGGGCGAGCGCAAGTTCAGAGAAGTTGGAGTCGGGGGCTAACGATGGAACGTAGCCATGAATCCATTCCTCACTGGAGACCGCGTCCGGTTGACGGATAAAGCGGCCAAGACTGCCAACACGGGATTCTCCAACATGCGCCGGCACAGTCCCGTCGACTGGCGCATGCGCGAAGGCGTGGTGCACAGCGGAAACAAGAACGATGTTTCGATCATGTGGGATGGCCGCGCTACGCTTGATCAATGGCCGGTGCGAGCGCTAGAGAAAATCGAGAAAGGCGGAACATCGAGGGGGGCGGAATGCTGAACTGCAGACCGGCACGCCAGCGTCGCGTGTGGCGGGGGTAAGACGCACAAACCCTGCCTCCCTCAATGTTCCACCGCATGCCGTTATCGGGCGCGGCACCTTCGGGCGGAGGCGCGAATGCTCCGCCCGCATTCTTTTGTTAGGCGTCCTGCTTGAACGCCGCCAGCGCCGCGTCGAGGCCATCCCAGGTATTGTTCCGGCCGTCGACCGGAGCGTAAACCTGCAGACCTATCAACTCGGGCCAGGGCTTGGAGCTGCTTTCTCCCGGTAGCCGCTTATCGTACATCTTCTCGACGATCATGATGGCGCCGGTCGCCCTGTGCGTCAGGCCCTCCAACATCCCGCGGCCGTTCGGACTGCGCTGTTGCCAGACGCACTGACCGAAGTGCTTGGTCTCGATGTCACGCCAGACGTCTCGTTTCGTTTTCTCGTCACTCATGCTATAATCTCCTCGGTTCCTATCAATTGCCTTTGGGGAACTACCTCAAACCTCCGCGCTCTGGCTGAATGCCAGGGCGCGGGTTTTTGTTTTAGGCAGCCTTCTTTTTCGGAGGGTCGACGCGCTTGACTTCGACCGGCTCGATGCCCTTGGGCCAGCTGAGACTGCCCATGCCGTCGACCATGGTCCATTTGCTGACGCGATGGACGCAGTAGGCGGAGACCTTGCCTTGCCGGCGCATGCTGGCGATGGCGGCCTTCTCGGTCTGCGCGCGACCCCAGCCCATGTTATTGCCGCGAGCGATATACCACTCGCCGCCGTCCGGTACGATGACCGGCGAGGTATCGTCGGCGTGGCGGATCAGGTCCGTGTGGGTATAGTGCTCGGATCCGCTGCTCATGAACGATGCGTTGCGCGGGCTGTCCTTGTCACCCCATAGATCATAGAGGGTGAAGCCTTCCTCTGACAGCGTGCCGTCCAGGCGGATCAAGCGAACGCGGTCACCCTTGGCAAACTCTTTCATTCCATTTCCCTTCGTTGTTGATGACTTGTATCTAGTACATAGTCCGTAACAAGTCAAGCCCATCATAGCAAATTTCAAATACAACTGCTGAGCGAGGCGAAGCGATCAATGACTTACGGCCGTATCGGGACCGAAATCATTGAAGAAAATAATTTGAGATTCTGCTTTTATGCGGTACGTGAAGCGTACAACCGGAAAGCGAGATCAGTATCAAAGAATGTTGATCTCGACCGCGACCACCTCAAGCTCGCCGCGCAGGCGTTCGAACATGCTGTCGATCGTTTTGTCGGTCCAGCTGTCCTGCACACGGCAGCCGCCATTGGTGCCAAGCCAATTGACCTTGGCAGAGCGCTCGGTCGGACTGACCGTATGCACCAAGACCTTTCCCTGGCTGTTGATGACGGCGAAGCCTCTATTCATAAGTCGCTCAATCGGAGTGTCAGCTGGCGTGCTGGACCAACATGCCGGTCGATGAAATCCTCCAGCATGCTCGGGATCTCACGGCCTTCAATTCCGATCCGACGCAACAGTTCCTGCGCGACGTCGTGGGAAACATCTTCGCAGCGATCGGTATCGGGATTGAACATGATGACGCGCAGCGGGCCCGAATGCTGGCCGGTCAAGAGATCGTCGACCGTCGTCTCATAGTCTGCGCGGTTGATATCGGTCTCGGCGAAGGCGACGCCGTGCTGGCCGTAGCTGTTCAGAACGATGTAGAAATTTTCGGCCGTACTCGGAACTAGGGACGGCATACGCGACTCCCGTCAATTTACATCCATGTCTCAACAATGTTCATCGGGTCAACTTCCGCCCGCGGCATACGAACAAATCCGCAGATCTCCATAGCGAGGCGAATGTCTGCTAGCTCGCCGGCTATCGCGTCCTGGGTTGGGTGATAACCATCTTTGTCTGCCACGCCACGCCTGGCTACAAATGCTTCCGGATAATCAAGAGGATGATCAAACACGGTCCAGATCGATAGCTCGCCGCGGTCGAGTGATTCCTTGGTGACCTTGAAGATGAACTGAACGATGTCGTCATTCATCGATTATCCACCCACATCATGAAGTGATGCATGCGCCGGTCGGGTGCTTGATTGCATGGGTTCGGCGTCGGCGATCCCATGCCGAGCTGCGACTTGTCGATCGACTGCCACCGGCCTGGAAACTGCGTTGCGGCGAAGTCCTCGATCTCGACCTTCGTCATTGTGCTCGGTGCGCAGATCGAGCAGGTGAAGCCGCCGAGCGCAGCGAACACAACGGGTTCGTCGCCTTCATGGGCAGGGGCTTCGTGAATGATAGTCATTCCGATCGCGGTCCTTCATGGTCTGGCATGGGCGGCTCTGCAATCCTGCACTTGCAGGCCTTGCCATCCCACGAGTCGACGCCCCCTCGGCGCCAACCGCATCGGTCGCAATAACGGTGTAGTCTCGCACATACCGCTTTGATCATTGCCGTTGCTCCTTTGCTCTGATGGATGCTGCCATCACTTCGGCCGGCGTCGGGATCTCAATCGGCTTGACCTTGATCCAGCCTTCGCTTTCGACGATATCCTCCCAAACGCGCACGCCCATCCGCGAGCCGACTTCGTTGTGGATCACCACTAATTCGAGATGCGGCCGGTTCACAGCCTTCGTAAAGGTCGCGATTCGAATATTGGCCCACGGCTCATCGCGGGGCGAATAGATAAACCAGACCTCGCGATAGTCGAGTGCTTCGCGGACTTCTGTTCTGATGTCGGTGGGCATGCGCAGTCTCGCTTTCTTGAACCAGTCCTCGCCTACTTCCGGAATGTCAGTCATTTTTGCTCGTCGATTTTGAGGGAGATAGCTTCTAAATCATGGAGAATGGTTTCGAGCGATTTGACGCGTGCAATGTGTTGCGCGTTTGCTTTATCGAACGATCCAGCCGGCGCGGTCTGATAGTCCCGACCATTCGGTGTCATTTGCCCCAGCGCCATGCGCGCGTTCTGAACGGCATCGCAAGCAACAAAGACTTGCGCTAGCAATTCGTTCTTGCTCGTACCGTTTAGATTGACGACGGGTGCAACGATATCATTCTCATCCATTGCTGATCACCACCCGCGCTTGGCCGCCGAGCGCATTCACCATGTCATCGAGCGTGTGAGTCTGCTCTGTCGAGTCGCCGCGGATCTCCAACCATTCGCCGTTCGGCAGCAGCGGAGGCGCCATCAGTGTGAGGGCGTCATGCGAATTGTAACGGATCAATGCAGCAATGCCCTTCTCGGCTTGCTTGACCAGCCAGCGCCGGAACGCTGGATCGCGGTGCGCATCCGGATACTTCGGATCGATCCAGACCTGGACCACCTGGATCTGATGCTTCTTGCCGGTCTCGTTGTCGACCGCGGTGATGAAGTCCGGCATCACATCGATGACAAGATGCGAGCGGTCCGGCCGGCCGGTTTCGCCGGCATCCTCGACTAGCCAGCGGCAGTTCCACATTTTGCAGGCATAAGGACGGTTGGCGTAGATGCCGCAGCCCTTGCCGAACTTTTGGTGCGGGCAACGCTCGCCGGCTGCTTTGTTAATCGACGTGCCCGGCCGCCACGGCTCATTGTCCTGCATCGGCAACAGCCGGCAGCAGAGCTGGCAATCGCCGCACTGCCGAACCGGCTTGGTCCTGGGGCCGGTCTCGGTACGCAGAATCTCGAAGGCTTGCGCGGCGGTGTCGACGTGAACGACTTTAGTCATGGCGTGCCGATCTGTTTGAGTAAGTTATCGAGCTGCCGTCGCGACTCATTGAACCGATGCACAGATTGCAAGAACTGGATCAGAGCGTAGGCGTTGGCGGCCAGCGCGCCGGCCAAGATCCAGAACCAGATGCTATCCATCTAGCCACTCCTTAAATCGAATTGCCGGATCGTATTTCGCCGGCAGCGCCAGCACCAACAAGATCAGCACGATGACAACGAGCAACGCTTCGAGCCCATCGGTCATGACATGACTTTCTTTTTGATCCCGCTGACGATCTCATCGAGACTGTCCTTGGTGATAAACAGCTTGGGATCATCGTCCTTTTTGATGCTCTTTTGGGCGCAATCGGTGCAGAGCTTCTCCGGTGTTTTAGGAACGTGGGGCCGGTGTTGGATCAGACGGAAACATTTCGAACAGTGTGCGACAAGGTTGTCCGGCATCAGCAACGGCTTGGTGACTAGCGAGCAGACCAGGACATCCGCTTCCTCCGGATTGTCGGAGATCTCGATCTCGTCGATGTGGTCGGCAAGCAATTGCAGGTTGGCTTCGAGTGGATCTTTCTTGGCCATCACGCGGCTTCCTCCAGCTCAAGAACGTTCACCGCGTAATGGCCCGGTCGGAATTCTTCGGTCCACACATGGCCAGGTCGCTGCAGTGGCCAGCCGGAAAAGCCGAATTCCGCGACCACCATCGCGAGCACTTCCAATCCGGGGAGTGTGCCTTTCCTGATGGATGAGATCGAGAGATGCCGGAGGAGACCAGCCGGCTGATGCTCAAAGGTGAGCGAGACCTGATAGGTGCCGAGTTCGAGCATTTGCGGCGGATATCGCTTGCGGATCTCGGTGGTATTAGGCGGGCGATTAGCTAGGTCGAGGCTGAGGGTGTCGGTGCTGTCAGCAATCATCTCGCCGGCTTCCCACGGAAGCGGGTTTTGCTTGGCCTTGATTACGCATTCAGCGATCCGCGCCTTCTCTTTCGGACCAAGCACCAGTACGCCCATCAGTTACTCCAGCACTTTTGGAAACATGTCCTCTCGCCATGTGCCGCCGCCGTCTTTCTCGCTCGGGATCCGCTGCGCCATGACGAAGCGGCCGTGCCAGAACGCAACATTGAACCTAGAACCGCAACCGACGCATTCGATGTTTTGTGCCATGCCGCCGCATGGGCCGGGGCGGAAAATAAATCCGCCACAGTCCAGGCAACGGTGTTCGAAGGTTTCGATCTGCACAGCGGTCTTTTATTTTGCTTTGGTTGTTTTGGATTTTTCCAGGCTCATCTCACTCAATCGACGCACCGCTTCGGAGAAGTTCGGCAGATCAGGCTGCTGTCGACGCCACGCATCGATCTTTCGTACCCATGACAAGGGGACGATCATGTGGAGCCGCTTGGTTTCAACCGCCATCTTTTTCATTCCCATTCTCTTGCACGATGTGCATGATGCGTATATACCTCATATTAGACATAAATGCAACGAGGGAACTTATGTGTCGATGACCGAAATTGCCTTAGCAGTCGCCGGCTGGCTTCTGGCATGTTCCGCTATCGCCGGCATAGCTGTTCTGGCTGGTCGGGACTTTCGGACCTGGTTCCTTCTCTCAGCACTTGCATCGCCGATCGTCGGCATCATCGGGTTGTTGGCTTTGCTATTCAGGCCGCGAGATGAAACGAAATAGAGCCTTGACATAGTCCGTATGGCGTACTACGTACAACATATCAGAAACGCCGACCTAGAGAGAACCAATGCCCGAAGTTAAACCATTTCACGGCTACACCAAGCCGGTTCCGACCACTGCCACCTACGGCTACGCCCGCGTGTCCACCGTTGGGCAAACGCTGGAGACGCAGCTGCAGGCACTGGCCGCGAGCGGCATCACCAAGGTATTCAGCGAGAAGGTGTCTGGCGTTAAGCAACGCCGCGAGCTGGAAAAGATGCTTGCGAAGCTCAAGCCCGGCGATCTCGTTGTCGTCACCAAGCTCGACCGGCTTGCGCGCAGCACGCTGGACCTGCTCAACGTCATCGACCAGATCGGCAAGGCCGGCGCTGGCTTCAAGTCGCTCGGCGATAGTTGGGCTGATACCACCACGCCGCACGGCCGTTTGATGATGACCGTGTTGGCCGGCATTGCCGAGTTCGAGCGCGAGCTGATCATTTCCCGTTGCGCCGAAGGCCGGGCCCGCGCCAAGGCCGAAGGCAAGTCGGTTGGCGGCCGTCCGTTCAAGCTGACTCCGCATCAGCAGAGCGAAGCGTTGCGCATGATCGATGAAGGCCAGGGCTTGCGACAGGTCGGCAAGCTTTTCGACATCGACTTCACGGCGCTTTCGCGGTTGCGAAAGAAAGCCAGCGCCGCGGCGGTGGTGTCATGAACAAGATTCTGACCCCGGAAATGTATGACAGTATCCCGGCGCTGATCGCACAGGGTGTGACCAAGGCCGAGATCGCCGAACAGTTCGGCGTCACCAAGGACACGCTACAGGTCCAGTGTTCCCGTCGCGGGATCTCACTGCGCAAGGGCGGTAAGTATCAGCGCCGCACCATCACCTTGCTGCAGCCGACGCCGCTCGAACTGAGCGACAAGGCGATGCTGGCATTTCGTGAAAAGGCCCAAGCGTTGGGCATCGATACGATAAAGCTGGTGCGGGATTTGCTGGAAACGATCGCCAAGGATGATCTCTACGTCGCCGTGCTGGACCTGGAGGAGGCGGCGTGAAGGTCGGTGATCAAGTTCGCGTCGACAAAAGTCGCGACACGCCTGCCGCACTTGGCGACAAGACGGCAGAGATCGTCAAGATTGACGAGCTGTCGATTTGGGTTGTCAGGGACGGACGAACCTACGTGCTCGACCGCTCGCAGGTAAAGAGGATCAAATGAGCGAAGCCACTTCACTGCGCAAATTCGTTGAGTATGTCGCCAGCCGCGCCGAATATCTGTTCAAGAAACAGGGCCAGCTGTCGCCGATGTATCACGCGATCGACGCCGACGGTAACAACTACGTCCTGGCCGGCCCGCCCGGCACCAAGGATGAGGCGGTGGCGCAAGTGCGCACCTTCCTGAAAGCCTGCGGAGCGGTGAGGGTGGCGTTCATTGACGAGGCCTGGACTCTCGATCAGGAAGCCAGTCGTGACGTCGATATAGAGAAGGTCTATCGCGAGGGAAAAAGTATTTCCAGCCATCCGAATCGGATCGAGGTCGTGATGATTAGCGCCGAAGATTCAAATGAGGGCATCATGATGGCGACCCGCGAGATTATCCGCCACGGCAACAAGGCGGTGCTCGGCAAGCTCAAGTTCATGCCGAGCGAGGGGCAACTCGAAGGCCGCATGGTTGGCTTGCTGCCGTCAGCTGGAACGAAGCACTGACAAAATCTATCTATAGGACAAAATGACCTATGGGTAGGGTGCGCATTTTGCGCAGGGTCTCCCAAAAATTTTTGGATGAGTCCGCCTTCGGTCTATACAACCGGGCAGGGGTGTCATAGCTTTGTGCTACTCGACAACCACAAGTCGGGAACAAGTAAGTGTGTGTGATCCAAAGGCGCCAAGGAAACCTAGTGCGGCACGTCAAGCCGCCCCGCCTGCTGCCTAAAATCCACATCGCTAAATCTGTGAACTCTTAGCAGAGGGAATGCGATGCCGAACTTCTTTACGATCATTATTAAAGTGGAAGAACTCGCACTTGGACCGTGCGTGCGCAGAATCAATGACATGCCTGGCGTAGTCGACTTCAAACTGGATCTCGGTGAGGGTGGACTTGGTGCCGGTCGCAAGCAGTTAGAGGACGCTGCGCGAACCAACAACGGAAGCTCCGAACAAATCGCCATCAAGCTTTTGATGCAAGGTCCACAACATACCGGAGATATCAGCCGAGCTGTTGGTGGTGCAAAGTCGCGCGCTTATGGCGTCATCCATCAACTCAAAAAGAAAGGGCTGATCGAGCCAGGTGTCGATAAGGGCCACTATCAGCTAACAACTCTTGCTCGGGCGCAGATTGGCGGTGCGCTGGCGCTGCCGGCGCCGGAGAAGCCGGTAAAGACGGCCAAGGTCAAGCATGGCCCGAAAGGACGTGCGACCCCAGGATCCGGCAACATCGTGCTGCGCGAGCTGTTAAACGATGGCGCGAAGTCACCGATCGAGTTGCGCAAGCTTATGTCTGATAAGGGCATGTCGCCGAAATCAATCTCCGGCGTGCTTGCACGCGCCAAGGATGCCAGCCTCATCAAAAAGAACGGTACAGGTTACGAGCTGACCGCGAAGGGTCTCAAGATCGAAGTGCCAGCTGCGGAGGTAGCAGCAAATGGCTAGAGGATTTTTGAGGGTCTACAGGACGTATTCGATGATCGATAAGGATCCTGCTATCGATAAAATACGTACCATCGTTCAAGACGAAGGGCTGTTCAAAAATCTCACTGCACTCGGCGAGATCAGTACAGTTTCAAGCACAACTTTGAACAATTGGTTCCATGGCGATACGAAGCGGCCTCAGAACGCGACCATGCAGGCCGTCCTCTCATCGCTTGGATATAAGACGGAGTACGTAAAAGATCACGACATCGATATCGAGAAAGAACGTAAAGCCGGCGCGGCGTGGCTGGAGAAACGGAAAGAGGAATCTGACAAAGCGAAGCCGAACGGCAGTCGCAAACCTAAGAGGAAGTAAAGGGATGGCTAAGGCTAAAACAGCACTACAGAACAAGCGCGGTGTCACGCCGACCGATCTTTTGATCGGTCAGAAAATACGTGCTCGTCGAATGGAATTGAACATCAGTCAACAAGAGCTTGGCGATAAGCTCGGCGTCAGCTTCCAACAAGTGCAGAAGTACGAGAAGGGCGTCAACCGGGTTGGCGCCAGCCGGCTGCACCAGCTGTGCGGGATCATGCAAACTGACATCACCTATTTCATGGGTGGCTCTGCTAACGGCAAGACGCCGCTGCCGTCGAAGATGTCGACCTTCATGGCCACCAAGGAAGGTCACGACATCGCCGAGGCTATGATGAAGCTGAATGAGCCGCACGCCCGTGCCGTCATCGCGCTGGCTAGAACGCTCGGAAACGCCTACGGCGCCTGAGAAAAAAGAGGACCGCTTCCTCCCGAGAAGCGGTCCTCGCTTAGCCCGCACCGGGCTTTGGGGGCAAAGGAGTGCGGACAAAGCCGATCACGCAACCCGTCACTTAATTGTTGGTTCCTGCCTTATCAAATCTCGATCGGGTAGGTCTGTCCGGTAGCCGACAATGGTTGATTAGTTCGAACTTTACACTTTCCCGCGCGTTGAGATCATCTATGATGACCGAACCAGCCCCAGTGAGTCGCTCCTAGCGAACGACTTGCGGAACCAAAGCAAAAGCCCCGCTTTCGACGGGGCTTTTGTGTTTTTATTGGTCAGCATTGGTGTCATTCGGCCGCTTCGGAGATCTTCGGACCGGGCTTGATATCGGCGTATTCCTTGCCCGACTCCGCCCGTGCCTGTGCCAGCTCGTAGTTGTTGCGCAGATCCATCCAAAACTCCGGCGTGGTCTTGAAGTAGCGCGCCAGCCGCAGCGCCGTGTCGGCCGTCAAGCCCCTGGAGCCGTTGATGATCGAGCTGATGCGGTTGGGCGGGACACCCAACTCGCGCGCCAGCGCGTTGGCCGACAGCTCGGCGGGCTCCATAAACTGTCTGGCGAGGATCTCGCCAGGGTGGGCATTCTTTTTAGACGACACGGGTGATTCTCCTTTATGGTTCCAATGAAACCTAAAGGTAGTACGTACTACGTCCAAAGTCAAGGGTCTGGTTTACTGACCTTGTTCCAGCTCTGCCAGCCGGATTTTCAGCCGGGCGTTCTCTTGCATCGATCGCCCGAGCTGGCCGGCCAGCGCGGCATCCACCCGGCTTAACCGGGCGTGGCGCTCGATGAATTCCGCCGCGGCGTCCAGCTCATCAGGATCTGCGGCATTGCCGTCTCTGATCCATTGAGCCATCTGCCGAAGACTCGCAACGTAGCCTTCGGCTTCGGTGTGTCCTTTAGTCATCGGCTGGCCACCAGTTTCAGCTTTTTCAATCCAAGGATTTCGCGCAAGGCGCCGTCGAGGGCATCGAGCATTTCAACCCGCTTGTCAGCCGGCTTGTTGGTGATCTTGGTACCGACAATATAATGGTTACGCGTGGTCGGCGAAGCTTCCTTGCCGACCGGCTTATGTGTCAGCACCTTGCCGATCTCGACCTCGGTATAATCAAGCTCACTCAAGATGGTCGCCGGAGTTCGTCGCAGCGCGTGCGGCGTCCAGTGCTTCATGCCGAGAAATTCGCAGATACCTTCCTTGCCGGCTTCATCGCTCGACTTGCGCGTGACCAGATGTCCGAGAGTCTTCTGGTCCATCCACATGCCCGAGCGTTTGCCGGTACCGGGGAAGGCGTAGCGACGGCCGTCATCGCCTTCGAAGATCTTGGCGAGAATGTCGCGCGCCAGACTGTTGAGCGGCTGGACGATGTCGCGCGCGCCGTCGTGGCGGCGGCTCTTGAGGATCCCGAGCGAGATCTTGACGTAATCGCGCTCGACATTCTTGCGTTCGATCGAACAGATTTCGCCACCGCGCAGCGTCGTCACCAGCATCAGCTTCAACGCCAGCTTGCTGAGACGATCGCCAGGACATTTCGGATCATCGAGGCCGAACCAGAGCGTGCGCAGTTCATCGGGCGATAGCACCCGCTTCTCGCCGGTCTCCGGATCGTTGTGAACCGGGACTTCCTTTTGCTTCTGCGGCAGGGTCGCGCACGGGTTGGCGTTGAGGTATTTCCGCGGCGGCTGGATTGCCCACTTGAACATGGTGTGCAGCAGGGTGCGGATACGATTGCCTTGCGGGACGTGATCGTCATCGACGAAACTCTGATACAGATCCATGACACTGCTGTCAGTGATCTCGCTCAGCGCCATCGAGCCCCACCATTCCAGCGGACGCTTCAATGCCGAGCGGATATCTTTCCAGCTTTCCTTTCTCGGCACCATGCCCCAGCGCTGCCGCACCAGCGTCTGGCAGTCCTTGATGTATTCGTCATGCAGCTGCTTGAAGGTGACGCCTTCGATGCGGGCCCGCTCGCGCTTCTGGCCGCGGATCTGCTTAATGTTATGTCCCTTGTCGGCGAGTAGCGCGAGGCTGCGCGCTTCGATGCGGGCATCGGCGATCGACATGCTCGGGTGCTTGCCGATCAGGTGCCAGTCGAGCTTCTTGGTCGCCGGGTTGGTGCGCACGAAGTAGAAGGTAAAGGAGCCGTTCGGTGTGGTGCGCAGGGTAAAGCCGGTGACGTCGCTGTCGCTCCAGGTCTTGCGCTTATCGCCTTTGACGAGGTGCTTGGCCCCGATGTAGACGGCTTTCTTAGTGCGTGAGTCCAACTGTTCGTGAGTCGATTGCCGAACGTTCGTCATGGATTCTGCCCCTGTTTTGATCTTTAGCCCGGCTAAATCGCGGCGGGCTAAATGGTGAAAAGCTAGATCCGCAGAAAACGAAAAGCACTATTTTTATAGGCTTTCCTGTCGTTTTCTACCGGTCTGATTTTCCTTTTAACTTATCCATGAACAGGGCGCAAGCGATGCTAACTACTTGAACTCGTTGGAATTTCGGTTTTTGATGGTCGCTCGGGCTAAGAATGGGCAAAATCCAGGCTCTAAATGTAGTGGCGCATAGAAGAAAACTAGCATGGATCTGCAATGGTGATGCGTCATTACTGCTTCCCCAAATCCACCATCGCTTGCCGGATCTGTTCCTGGATCTTGGCGTCGTCCATCGGCAGGCCGTTCAGGTCGGCCTCAATGACGCGGTCTGCGATGGCGCGGAGCTTAGGCGGGATCTGCCGGCCCGGATGCACCACCAGGATCAGCGGCTTCTCCAATAGGATTGTAGCCCCGATCTGCAGGGCGAAACTGATGTCGAATTCGGCCTTCAAGTCCGGCGCCAGCATCAGTACGTTACTGGAGTCCCGCATCTTCGGGATCAGCCGCTTGCGCATGTCATCGGCCCAAATCCTGAAGTCGTCGCGCTCGAACGGATCCCCTCGGGCGGGCCCGGCCTTCGGCTTTTTGAAGCGTCGATCTTTCGGCATCTCAGTCTCTCATCATGCGATCGGTTTTTTCCGGCTGGCAAAAGCTCTTGTGAATCCCACGCGGCCATCTGGTGCCGTCTTTGATAATGTACCAGCCATGGCCGTCACGCGCCTCACCGACGATGACGCCGGTCTGAAACGAGACTTTGCCTGGCACCCGATAGACGACGCGATCGTTCTTTTTCAGTTCGTCATCGCTCATCACGCGCCTCCCAAAATTTGCATGCTGCCCAATCCTTGAAAACTGGCGGACCGTGGCGGTGGGTAAGCCGCAGGAATTCGCGACAGCCCATCGTCCGGACTTGCTTGCTTTCGATCATTTGAGTGTTCGGGTTGAACTTATCTCGACCTTTTCGATAGTAGCCACGGTGCCGGCACGTTCCGCAGGTCGAGCCGAGCGGTCCGGTGCCGGTGTAATGTGCCATCCCTGGACGGACATCGGAGCGATCAGGAACGCCTGGCAGGCGAGTCATCGTCATTTGATTTCCCAGATCAAGTTGTCGAGGCGATTGTCGCCAGACTGACCATTAAGATAGCGCGCCTTTGCACCTTCTGGCCGCGGTCCGCGAAAAGCTTCCAAAATCAGGAGGTGAACATCGCGACCGGCTTCTAAACCGTGATGACACAGATTGACTCGCACGCGTCCACTCTTGCCATTTGGAGTAAGCGGCAAGATATGCGCTGGTACTTTTCGCGCGTGCGCATTTCTAATAATGACCACACGATCACGGCTTCGTACTCGACCATGATCGGAGACTTCGTAAAATTCTTCAAAGCCAACCACAGGTCGCCATTGTTCGCTGACGTCGGTCATCGTGCTCATACATCGGCATCCCATAGCCAGGCTTGATAGCGATCTGGATCCAGCCCGAGCCGGCGCACGGCGCGCACCATTGGATCGTACCCGCCGGGTACCTTGCAGACGTCCTTGCCGGTCCAGCCATAGATGTCGACCCAAAACACGATGCGACCATCGTGATGCATGTCGCGAACTGGCATCGATGTGCGGTACCGAAAATCGATGCTCATGGCGCGACTGGCGGCTGATCGCTCCCACGATTGCATCGCTATTGCTTCCGGTACGATTGGAGCGGCTCCAGCTCGGCGCCGGGCGCCAGCTTGGCGTTCGGTCCTGGCGGGCGGCATACCTGGCAAACCAGCACGACGTCACGATAATGCCGCATGATCTTCTGGCCTGACGGATAGACGCCAACCTCGGCGCCACATGCTGAACAGTGTTCGACGATCTGGTCCGGGTGAACGCGAACCATGTCGGCCAACCGCATCGCAATCAATTCTCGCTTCATGGCACTTCCTTGAGCCGCGACCGGAAAAAATCCATCGACTGATCCAGCGATTCCTCGACAGTGATCATGTTGACGTTGACTCTCAAGCCGGGCTCGACGTCACAGGCCAGCAGCCAGGCGCGTGACGCCGGATCCAGAGCTGGATGCTTGTGCGCACCGGTCTTGGCGCAGAACCGCTGCACGAACAGCCGCACCTCCGGGATCTCCCACAGCTCGCGCGGATCTTCATCAAAGCCGCCGAAGTGCATCACCACCGCGGTCGATGGCTTGATCTTCATGGCCCGCCACGACAGCACCGCCATCGATACCGCGCGCCGGGTGAAGTGGGGTGCGCTACCGATCGAGAAAACCATCATCGTGCGGTCAAGATCCATTTGTGGCTTGCCGGCAACGACGTCCTCATGAAGCTGATGTTCGATCTTTGTCATGGCGCTTTCCAATCTGAACGATGGCTTGGACACTTTCGACGCCGAGTTCGCTTAGCAGGTGCCCAAGGACGACAGTCGTCGCCTGTTCCCTGGTGACGTCCTCGCATTCCTCAATCGTGGCCGCCGCGCCGCGCACGAAATCGATCGCAACGGACATCAACAAGGCAGCGCGCTGGCCGTCGTCGTCGATCAATTGTCCGACCGACATGAAGGCTTCGCGGCAACGCTTGATCGAGAGTCGACCGAGATCGAGGACTTGACTGTCTGGCATTTTCATAGGCGTTCACTCCACTGGCAACAGTTTCTCGGCGCGTTGCACATAGCGCTCCAATTCCTGCAGGGCCTCATAACCTTCACTGGCCGCAGCCTTGCGCAGATGCGGCATGCCCTTGGCAATCGATGCGTCGATCTCCGCGCGGGTCGCGCGCCGGCCATGTGCCCACCAGCTCACCTCGACGGGTTCACCAAGCTCGAATAACGTGCCTCGCCCGACCTGGATCGGCTTGTAGGTTTTGGTGGTCCAGATCAGGGTAGCGCCGGGATTGTGATCGAGGTGGATGCCGGGAATGTTTCCAGGCGCTTCCATTGCGTGCGTGTTGCGCTTCATGTTCGGTCGCGCCAGGAACGGACAGGCTTTGACGGCGTATTCGCTGCACTCGCGGTGTTGCGCCGGCTCGGATGTGACTCTGTTGATTGAGCACATCGGCCCGATGCAAAACGATTTATACTGACCCAGCTTGTCGCCACATAGCCAGCAGATCTGCTGATGATAGGCCTCCGACAATCTTCCGCGGATCCAGATTGACGAAATCCCAATCGCCATTGCGAAACGAGACGAACCAAGGCACGGGAAAGCCGCGGCCGTTTATCGGCCGGCGTGCGAGACGTGGGGGGAGGTGGATGTTTCTGATCGCAGCATTCAACTCGGTCATGACACGACATCCTTGACTTGCACGAACATGAATTCCTCGACCGCGCGCTGAATCGCCAGCGCGAGTTCATGGCAATAGAGCTGGTAAAGCTCCGGATCCTGACAGCACGGTTCGTCCTGCAGGAAGTGTTCAGCCAGTACCCAGCATTGCGGATCAAAGGTCGTGACCATGGGATCAGTCCGGGTTTTTGCGCGTGCGCCAGGTCGCCATCAGCTCGGCGATGGCGCGCGCTTCTGCCACCTTCTTGTCAAATCCATCGACGTCGCAGGTCGGTATCAGTAGTCCAGCCTGGACCGACCAGATCGCGACCAAGTCTGCGGCGAGATTGTCCTGGCCGCGCAACAGAAACACCGGCTCATCGTCCGCGGCTTTGGCCAGCGGTCCCTCGCCACGCGCGGTGGCCTCGCGTAATTCCTTTGCGGTGATGCTCATGTTACCAATCCCGTTGGGTGACGCGCTGGCCGAGAAGCCAGCGCCCATTCCGAAACTCGGCTTCGAAAAACGCCTTGAGATCCTCGCCCATCTGCTTACGGGCAGCATCCGACAGCGGTTGCTGCACCAGGTTCTTTCGGTTCTTGGAGTAGACCAGGACCAGCTCCTCCGGATCATTGCTAAAGAACGGCACCTGGACCTTGACGATATCTTTCATCGCAACGTGCTCCATGGTTTCAGCCATTGCTTGCCGTAGACATGAACCACCTTGCTACCGATCTGCTGCAGCACGACACCTTCCTTGCCATCCCGCGTGGTATAGGTGCCGATCACCGTGCCCCTAAAGCCGTCGTGCTCGATCTCATAAACCGTGCCTGTGTCGGCTTCCTCATCGAGGCGGTTGATAATCCGAGCGACCACCTTCTCTGTGACGGATCCGGGCCGCAGTTCGAACTCCTCGACCGCACGCTGCCACTCCTCCGATACAATCTGGCGGGCTTTCATTTCAGCGTTCCTATGATGGCGCGGCCGTTATCTTCGAGCGCGTAGATAAAATCCCGCAGCGCAGCCTCGTAACGGAATCGCATTTCCGGATAGTCGTCATCGACCACGGCCGGCATGGCGTTGAAGGCCTTGTAGAGCTTGACCAGCGTGTCGAACTCTTTCTTCTGCTTTTCCAGGCGGCTCATGTCAGTGACTGTCATCTCCGGCATCTCCATCCGCGGCGGCCATGCTTGACCTTGCGCATTCCGTGACGCTGACAAATGTTGCGATGGCGGCGGACGCTTTCAGTCGCCCCGACAGTTTGACGCACGTCAGTTCGTGCGACCGCCATCTCAACCGGCACCACTGCCTTCACCGGCTCACTATCCTCCCTGCTACGAGGCGGACCAATGGCGGCGGCAAAGACCCGTGCCAGTTCGGTATTCTTGAAAATCAAGGGTGCTGCAGCAGAGATCCAGGTTTCGCTGAACGGCGACTCCTCGGAGGCCGGTTCGCTGGCGGCATAAACCGGCGGCGTACTGACCGATCGAGAGACGGCGACAACTGCAATCGCCGTCAAAATGCCTGCACCGCAGGTGATCCAAAGCTTGTTCATAGCTGATTGCGCCACCGGGCCAGTTTCATCTGGATCCGAAGCTGATCCAGGACAGCCTCGACCTGATCGTCAGTCTCGACCTGGGGGAGGATCTCGATCCCGAGCGCGGTCATCAGGACCGAGATTCGATCATCGATCTTTAGCGGCCAGACTGAAATGGACACCATGTGAAGTGCCAGGCGCTCGCTAAATGGTGTTGCCTCGAACGGGGTTGCGATTACGCTGTACTCTCTCATTGCATTTACTCACGCTGTGCCGACAGTTTTGATGTGCCGGACTTCGAAGTCCTCGATAAAGCGGCGTAGTTCCTGATCGATGTTGGTCATGCGCTGCAGGTCGGCCTCGGTCGGCTCGGCGCCGGGCTCCAGGATGTTCATGATCGAATGGAAGGTGTGCTGCGCGCCGGCAAAGAATGCATTGCGCATGTCCTCAAGCTGCTGTTTCGGTGCGTCATGGAGGTCGCAGGCGATCCGCAGCCCAATCCAGCCTGCCTCGACCAGCAAGCCGGCGTCGACCAATTCGCGGGAGAGCCGTTCGAGATGAGCGCGTTCAGCCATTAGAATCCTCCGTTACTCTTGGAGATGTGGCGTTGCATTGTGGTGCGATGAGCGGAGCTGCGGTGCGTCGCGAAGCGCTGAGAAGCGGGGTGGCGTGCGGTGTCGTGTCGCGCGGCGGAGCGCTGAGCTGAGAAGCGATGCGATGGAAATAAATAAAGTATATCGGAGCGTCGTGTCGTGTTGTGACGAGGTGCCGGGCGATGCGATGTGGCGCGTTGAGGTGCGGCGCGGAAAGCATAAAAACAAAATCGTTGCGTCGAGCTGAGTTGAGCTGTGCAGCCATGCGTAGAGGCGCGGCACGTTGTGGCGCGGAGTGAAGTCGAGCGCGGAGCGGCATGGCGTTGCGTTGTGTAGCGCTGAGAAGCGGAGCGGTGCCGAGAGATGCGTTGCGTTGCGGTGTGGCGTAGTGCGGTGCGAGGCGCTGAGACGTGAGGCGTTGCGCCAGCAAAATCGCCACTGCCAAATGAAAAACGTTGCGTCGTGTCGGGATGCACCGTGCTGCGATACGATGTGTGGCGATGAGATGCGGAGTGGAGTGCTGAGACGCGAAGCGTGGTGACGAGATGCACAGCGGAGTAAAAACCAAAATGAAAATCGTTGCGTCGAGACGTGTCGTGTGGCGGGGTGCTGCGGAGTGGGGCGGGGTGCGACGGGGCAGGGAGTGGTGAGGCGTTGCGGAGGGATGCCGAGCGGTGAGCGGAGAGGCCGCGAGGAGCGGAGCGCTGTGCGGAGTGGCGTTGCGTGGCAAAAATTGCCAAACGAAATCGTTGCGTTGTGTCGTGAGGTGAGGCGAGACGCGGTGACGTGATGTGGAGAGGAGCGTGGTGCTGAGAGGTGGCGCGTAGAGATGCGGTGCGACGGAAATGAATAAAGTAAATTGTTGCGTGGCGTTGAGGAGAGATGAGAAGTGATGCCGTGCGAGGTGGTGAGCCGCGGCGCGGGGTGCAGTGTAGAGCTGAGAGGACATTGGGCGGCGTTGCGTTGCAGTGCGCAGTGACGAGCGGCGTAGCGTAGTGGCGAGACGAGAAGCGTTGCGCCGAAAAATGGAACAAGACAATTTCGTTGCGTAGAGGTGAGAAGCGAAGCGGGGCGACGCGCCGCGACGTGACGCGCAGCGCCGCACTGAGCAGTGGGGCGGAGCGGAACATCGCGGAGCGAAGCTGAGACTTCATTTTCCGGCATCCTTCTGACGGCGCGGCATCAGGGCGAACGCCCATTCGACCGCGTTGAAGGCCGGCAAATCATTCGACTTGCCGCGGGCGACCTTTTCCAAGCGCTGCATCGTCGACTTAGACAGGGTCTGCAGCGCCAGCTGCTGTTGGATCGAGTTGACCGAGAAGCGGGCCTGCTCATCGATCGACAGCTGCGACGTCTCGACAATGCGGCTTTCGTTATCGCCGCGTTTCAGCTTGTTGCGGGCGCCGCGGAGGTGCCAGTTCGGGATCCGCTCGGCGATCTCGCGGTCGGTCAACCGCTTGATGCCGGCGCCAGGCTTGATGGCCACCCATACCTGCAGGTGTTCCTTTTCCAGGATCTTCTTAGCGTACTGGAGGTGGCCGTCGCCGGCCTGGATATCGCAGGCCGCCTGGCTGGAAAGGTCGGCGTAGCTGACCCGGCTGCCCTTGGGATGGCCGGCTAGGTAACGAACAATTGTATCGGTGATTTCTGATCGCTCGAAGGTCTTGGTCATTTCCGATCTGTCCTAAAATGACGTTGCGTTGAGTTGCGGAGCGAAGCGAAGCGCCGAGACGCGGAGCGCAGCAATGTGATGCGGGGCGCAGCGGTACGGAGCGGCGCGATGCGGCGCGCGGCGGAGCGGGGAGGCGAGGTGTGCTGCGCTGAGAATCACAGCTGGAAATCCTCCCACTCGAATTTCTTCACCAGGAACCGGCCGTTGGTTCCGCCCTTCTCGGCGCGGAAGCGGCCGATCGCGACAATGATGCCGCCGGCCTTGACGTGGGTTTCGAACACCTCAGTGGTGATGATGTCGTCGGTGATTAGGAACTCGAATACCCCGTTCCATTTTGGGAATGACGGGAAGCGCCGGGTCACCCGCTTGCCGCTGCCGCGGACACCGTCGGCGTTGGCGTTGATCACCACCTTCTCGGCGTCGGTCTTGGTCAGAGGCTTTCCGTTGGCCGAAATAACGATGTCACGCTGCGAGATCACGCCAGAAGCGAAGTAGTTTTTGTAGGTGGCGCCGCGGCGGCCGGGGATTTTCATTCCCAACTTTTGCGCTGCTGTATCAACGCATTGCTTCGCAGCCATGGCCGGGATCGCGATGTGCCCTTCCGAGTTCACGGTGCACTTCTCCAGCCAGGTCCGTTCATCAAAGTCGTCGTGGGATTCCCGGTCCTTCATTTCGGTCCGGTGCATCGCGCTCTGCGAGTAAGGGCTGCCCGGCATGTTTTCGATGTACGCTCGACAGATCTTCATGGTATGGTTCCTTTGTTCCCTCGTTGCGCCGCATTCAAATTGCGGCTGTTAATCCGGCGGTTGTGTTGGCGCACAGCCGCCGAAATACTGTCATCCGTCCGACTTATCCTTTCGCTTCTCACGCGCACGGATCGCCTTCGACAGTTCGGAGTTCGGATCCTGCAGCGCCTTCTGCCAGGCGATCACTTCGTCTTTGAACCAGAGTTTTCGATGCGGCGTGATTGCTTGGCCTTGCGGAAACAGGCCATCGCGCTCCAGTCGGAATAGGGTGGTGCGGCTGATCGGGATCATCTCCAGCACCTGTTCCGCGGTGAGCATCTCCCTGACGCGTTCAACTTCTTCAGTCATGGTCATCACACAGCCTCCATCGATCGCAGAATCGTGGCCTCTGCGTTTTTTTGTTGTTGTTATCGGTAGTTAGTGGATCGGGTCGCTACGGTGGCGACGCTCTTGTTGCCTCAAAGGACAATGTCTTTTTGTCGCATAGGAAGAAATGGCAAAGTAGGGTGTTTTCTCTCTCACACAACCAGAGGGAAAACACATCATGCGTAAACCCCGCAGTCCCGCCCTGGATCGCCGGGCTCGCCGTTCGGCTATCGTGGCCCGATTGACGCTGACCATTTTTCGCGAAATGACACGGGACTTCGGCCACAACGATCTCGCTGAATGCGTTCCGGATTTGCTGATCTCGATGGCAATCCGAGTCAATGACGAGGACGGCCATGCACCGATCGCGCTCAAGCAGCTCGAACGATTCACTGGCATCTCGCGCCGCACGGTGGGGCGCCGGATCAATTCCTTGGCGAAGCGTGGCGCGTTCATCTTCGAGGAGGATGTCGGCGTTTATGGCAACGACGCTTACCTGGAGGCGAGGATGGAAGCGGATTTCTTCATCAACATCATGCTCGCCATTGCCGAGGCCGAGGAGGCGCTCAAGAAGATCGACGCTGAGGAATTGGCGGAGCTTGAGGAAAAGGCACTGGTCAAGAAGTAACCACTGCGCATTTTGCCCATGGGCATTTTGCGCATGTGCAATCTGCGCATGTATCGCACCGAATTCGGAGAATGATTCTGTCGCAATTTCCGGTTTACGCATCATACTTATTCCCCTCTACTCCAGCCCTAACCCGCCGCCCACCACACGGACCATGCAGCAGACAGCGGGCTTCGGATCCCACCCCTCACGAGGCAGAATTCGTCATGTTTTGCTTTGGCTTTGCAGGGATCCATCAGGACGCACTCCACCGCTGACTTGGCGGCGGTCGCGCGCGAGCCATGTCATTCCGTCCAGGAAATTCTGAGAGCTTCTGAACTTTCCTACGGCCGGCCGGGCGTCCATACCGGGGGGTCGCGTCTCTACGGCCTACGATAATTTTGGGCATAACTCCGTGTCAATAAAAAAGTTTCTCCGGTTTTGGGGAACATGTTATCCAAAAACCCTTGAATTTCAGTGCGCGATGGTGTGTCCGGTACCCGACTTATCGGTCTCATTTTCCAGGTTTGGACTCGTTCCAATTTTTTCAAATCGTTGCGCGTATTGTCGCAGACACAGCATAGCCATTCGTTTTCTACGTGTCACAAAAGGTCGTTTAAGCTGATTTTCACAAAGCGCGACATGGTACCTGCCTGAATTTTAGGTTGGCAGATCCGCGCAATCAGGCATCATGACCTGCACGACGGGCTCGATAACAGTCCGTCCACTCCCGATTCACGACGAATATCCAAAGTGGAAATTTGACGAGCTACTCGCGTGGCGCCGCAGTCGGCTGTCCGCGATGTAGGCAGTTTTGCCTTGGGAAGAAAACGAGAACGACTACAACGTTTACTAGAAACAAGCAAAAGCAAAGGGACAGTCAATGGCCCGAAATCGCCGCCGAACCAACCCCCGGAGCCGCAACAAGGACAGCGGGCCGTGGCTCACCAAGCCCGAATTGACCGAGCGGTTGATTGCGCTGCGCCCCCAGCACAGCGCCCGCCAGATCGCCACCATCCTCAGCGCCGAGTTCGATGTGCCGATCTCGCGCAACCAGGTGATCGGTAAGGCTATCCGGTTGAAGCTGCCATCTCGCGAGCTGCCGAAGCCGCAGTACAAGCCGCGACCATCTCGCGCTCGCACGGGCATCGTGTCACCGGTCGCGGTTTCGGCGCCAGCCCGGCCACCTTCGATCCAGGTCGACCGCAGCCATTTGCGGGTGGCGACGCTGCCGATCATTCGCCAGGACATCAGCCTGTGCCGCTGGCTCTATGACGATTACCCGTTCGCCTGTTGCAGCGAACCGAAGGTCGAAGGTTCGTCCTATTGCATCTGGCACGATCGCAAGGTGCACATCCCCGCTACGCAATACGTACCGATGCGGAGGCGCCTGTGACCGAGCGCCTGATATTGCCGCAACGCCGGGGTTGCGAAACGTTCGAACTACCATGGGGCGGCCTGACGCGTGGCCACCTGGTTTCGTTCGGACGTTTCTCGACCGGCCGGATCTCCGAAGTATTCATCGGAGCTGGCCGTTCCGGCGAAGCGATCGAGGCGATGGCGCGCGACGCCGCCATCCTGATGTCGCTCAACTTTCAACATGAAGTCCTGGTCGAGAGCATCGCGCACGCCATCACGCGCGACTCTCAGAACAATCCATTGAGCATCATCGGCGCCGTCGCCGATCAACTGTTGGAAAGGGAGAAGGGACTATGAGTCGCGTCGGTCTATGTCCGCGGTGCAAGCAGCCGCTGCCGTCGAGTTTGCGCGAGGGCATTTATCTGCCGGCCAAAAAGGCGGCGATTTATGACTGCGTCAGCAATCATCCCGGCATCACCGTCGAGGGTATCATCGCTCACCTCGATGACGAGACCATCAGCCGTAACACGATCCGCCAGCACATTTACCAGATCAACTGCATGCTGGCGGGGACCGACGTTCAGATCAGTGGCGATGGTGCCGGCACGCGCGGCGCCTACCGACTCGTGCGCGCGGAGATCGCAGCATGAGCAACACTTTCGATTACGAGGCGGCCAAGCAAGCCAAGACTGTCGCGATGGACCAGGTCGACTTGAATGCCAATCCGGTCTGGAAAGATCTGATGCTGGAGCTGACGCGCGTCGTCGCGCTAACGCATCCGACCTTCACCACCGACGACGTCATGCTGCTCTACAGCGAGATCGAGGATGCACCGACGACGCATGATCTGCGCGCGCTGGGGCCAGTGATGAACAAGGCCGCCAAGCTTGGCTATTGCGAAAAGACCAACACCGTCGATGGATCGGCCCGTCCAAGCAATCATCAGCGGCCGTTAGCGATCTGGAAAAGCCTGATCTTCGAGGGGTACTGCTCATGATCGCAGTGGCATGCCAGGTCGATCAGGATCCGCGGAATCCATCCGAGCACTCGTTGCAGGTCAAGCTGATTGGCATCATCGAGATCGGAAAGATTCATCCGGACGTGACGGTGATCGCAATTCCGAACGCCGGCCGGCGTTCCTGGCGGGTGGGTAAGAAGATGAAGGCCGAAGGCATGACGGCCGGTGCGCCGGATCTCGCGATCCTGATGCCGAACGCCGTCACGTTCTGGCTGGAGATGAAGAAACGCAAAGGCGGCCGGGTCTCGGATAAGCAGCTCGGCTTTGCCGCCAAGTGCAAACGGCTCGGTCACCACTACGCCGTTGCTAACACGCTCGCCGATGCCGTCGCCGTCCTGATCGGATGGGGCGTGCTCAAACCAACCGTAACCGTAGGAGCCTGATATGCACCACGTCCCGGTGACTATCTCGCGCGATGAGGCGCGTGATCTCTACAAGCAATACCTCAAGCATAAGCACTACTCGACGCCGATCGACCGCGAATGTCTGGCGGCCTATCAGAAGCTCGCCCAGGGCAAGCTGGTGATCAAGGCGATCGAGTCGGTGGCGACTGCCGGCGTCGATGAGAAGGGTTTGCCGAAGCTCGCGCTGGCCCGTGCCGACGCTCACACCTGTCATCTCAATATGCGGGACAACGGTTCCGCCACGATGGCGATGAGCCGGAAGATCGGCCGCGGCATCCGGCGTGGTGGTTCAGCTTCCACTTTCGATTTCCCGGCCGGAACGTTCGGTGCGCCTGGCCGTGGCGTGTGGCGTAACGCGGAATCGTTGGTGCCGCAGGCGCCGCTACATCTGCGGCCGAAGCACGCGCTGCAGAACTATTTCGTGTTGTTCGAGGCCGACTGGACCAAGGCGCCACCAATCGATCCGTTCCTGCTGCGCCGGCTTGGCAAGGCTGATCTTTGGTTGGTGTTGGCAATGTGGGATCTCACCGAGGTCGAGCGCTCGGTGCTGGCAGGCCGGCTATGAAGCGGGATGACAACTGGCGACCAGGGCCGGAGACGCCACGGGCCCATCACTTCGAAGCCGCGTTCTGCGACGATCCGAACTGCGGTCTGCACATCGTTGCCTTCACGGAGAGTCATAAGCCGATCTGTGAAATCGTCACGTCGTCACGACAGACGCTGACGCTGGTCGAGATCTGCAAGGACCATCTCTATTCCAAGGTCGCGCGGAGGGACGATGTCTAGCCGCGTCAAGATTGTGCAGTCGGAGAAGCAAGCGCCACGGAAACTGACGGCGATGGAGCAATCCATGGCCGATCAGTCGACGCAGCTGCGCCGTTTCAAGCGCAGCAAACGCGCTGAGTCCGAAGCGCTGGCCAGCGGAATCTACGCCACCCAATGGAAGGCGCTGACCAACATCCTGCGCAATCTGACGCTGCCGGAAGTGATGTACCTGCCGGAATATATCGAGCGCCAGGACTGGCTGCTCACTGCCGACGACGATACCCGTCACGCCGCGGGAGAGGTGATCCACAGCGCAATCATTCGTGAGCGGATCCGTAACGGCTACTCGCCGATGGACGACGGGCTGGGGGATCAACCGCCGAGCGCGTTCGAAATGATCCGCGTTCTGTTGAAGCTAGCCTGAACCAGAGGGAGAATGAAAATGGAGCTGCTGCCACGACGACTGCGCATCATCACCGCCGATGAGCGGATGGCGCAGGACAAGGGCGTCAAAGCGTTGATTGCCGGGCCGGCCGGCGTCGGCAAGACGACGCTGCTGCGCACGCTGGATCCGGACAGTACACTGTTCGTCGATCTCGAAGCCGGCGATCTGGCCGTGCGGGATCTCAAGGTCGACACGTTCCAGCCGCGGACCTGGGATGAATGCCGCGATCTCGCCTGCTATCTCGGCGGTCCAAACCCATCCTTGCCAGCCACCGAATGTTACAGCCAGGCGCATTACGATGCCGTGGTGGAGTCGATGGGCGGCACCGCGGACGCACTGAAAAAATACAGCACGTACTTCATCGATTCGATCACGGTCGCCGGCCGGCTTTGTTTCCGCTGGAGCGAACAGCAGCCGGAGAGTTTCAACGAGCGCGGAAAAAAGAATCTGCTCGGCACTTACGGCCTGATGGGGCGCCAGATGATTGGTTGGCTGACCCATCTGCAGCATGCGCGCGACAAGAATGTCATCTTCATCGGCATCCTCGAATACTCGAAGGATGAGTTCAACATTTCGTCCTGGGATCTGCAGATCGAGGGCTCAAAGACCGGCAAGGAATTGCCCGGCATCGTCGACGAAATGTTGGTGATGCAGTTCATCGATTTCGGCGACGGCGAACAGGTTCGTTGCCTGGTCTGCAACTCACCGAATCCCTGGAAATTCCCGGCCAAGGACCGCAGCGGCAAGCTCGACCAGATCGAGGAGCCGCACCTCAACAAGCTGCTCGCCAAGATCGCCAGCAGCATCCCGCGGCATCCGGTCGATCACAGCCTTCCCGCAACCACCACCGCAACCGAAGCAGCCTAAGCAAAACCAAAGGAGAAGTGACTATGGCTATCGATCTCAATCAAGCACCTCCGCAGCGTGAAATGGGTTTGATCGACGACGGCACCGTATGCGTCGTTCATATGACCGTGCGTCCCGGCAATACCGGTGACGGCGGCTGGCTCAAGCGTGCCAAGGAAGGCGAGAGCAACGGCCTCGACGTTGAGTTCACCGTGGTCGACGGACCGTTCGCCAAGCGCAAGTTCTGGAAACTGTTCACCCTGGAGGGCATCAGCGAGGGGCACGCCAAGGCGGCGGAGATCTCGGCGTCGCAGCTGCGCGCGATCATGGAAAGCGCCCGCGGCATCAAGCCCGATGACAAGAGCGAGGCGGCCGTGGCGGCGCGACGGATTGAATCCTGGGGCGATTTCGACGGGCTTCGTTTTGTCGCCAAGGTCGGGATCGAGAAGGCGCCGTCGGGATCCGGCTTCAAGGACAAGAACGTTCTCGATGCCGCGATTACGCCGGACCGTAAGGCCTGGGTTCAGGTCGAGCAGGTGCAGCGCGAGGCGCGGGCGGCGGGATCGATCGCTGGCACATTGGGCGGACCGTCAACGGTGCAGCAGGGCCAGCCGACCGGCAAGCCGAAGTGGGCAACCGGAGGCTAGGCCATGGTCTCGCCCGTTCAGAAGCTGCGCAGTCTTGATGCGGAATGGGATGCGAAGGCATCCCAAGCCGCCATCGATGGCGCGCGCGAGGCGACCGAGAGCATCAATCCGCGCGCCGCGATCTCATCACTGTCCAGTACCGAGTGGATGTGGATAGCGATGGGCGCGGTGTTCGGCTGGATCAAAACCAAATCGCAGCATGCGATTGCCGAGAGCAAGAGTTTCGACAAGACCATCCGTGAGATGCCGCAGTATTTCCCGGAGCCGTGGGATGCTGGCGCGGTGGAGTCGATCCTGCCGAAGCTCGGCGATCTCAAGGGTATGCCGTGGGATAAGCCGCTCGGCGATTGGTCGACAAAGGAAATGGTCCGGCTTGCCTGGAACATGCACTACCTGATCGACGGTGCCATCGCGCGTCGCGATGAGGGCGCCGAAGGCAAGATCACCACCATTAAATCGCAGGCGGTTGTCGAGCGCGAGATGAGCGCGCGCCAGGGCGGACCGCTGTGGGATCGAAAGGAGTACGACGATGCAGACGTCCCGTTCTGAGAGCACCGAGCTGCACCGGCATGATTTTTCCGGGAAGCTTTTGGAAGCCTGTCTGAAATGCCAGTTCGAGGACATGGAATGCAAGTATGTCGGCGGACCGGATGAGCATCTCGATGTTACGTGCACCGGGTGTGGCTATCACTTTGTGATGGCGTGTGCCTCTGACAAGGGGAGGCCGCCGCAATGACGTCCCGTTCTGATGAGCCGCGGATCCGGGTGACGCGCACCATCGTCTATGAGGGTCGCGAGAGCTGGGTGCGGCAGACGCTGGAAAAATCATTCATCGGGTCGAGCCTGTTCCGGGTGGCGAGCGGCGCGATCTATGAGACTTCGAGAGTTGAGGTGCAGCTGCCGGCGGATGAGGAGGTGTGATGGTTGTCATCGATCTCAACTCGCCGGTCTCGACCGAATTGAATGACGACTTCAACGCCGCGCTGGACGCGGCTGAGCTGATCCATGAGCGTGAGGAGAAGCGTGAGTATCTCGGCGCCAGCGGGATCGGCTCTGAATGTCCGCGCAAGGTGCAGTTCGATTGGCAGCGGGATTCGGTTTTCCCGGCGCGGACGCGGCGGATCTTTGATCGCGGCCACGCATCGGAAGAAAAATGCGCAGCCTCAATGCGGCGGGCGGGTTTTCAAATAGAGCGTGGCACACCAGGAACCGAGTTCAGCATGGTCGGCGGCTTGTTCAAGGGCCATTGCGACGGCCGTATCCATGGTGGTCCGCGGATTCGCACGCTGACCTATCCGTGCTTGTGGGAGCACAAGTGTCTCGGCGACGCCGGCTGGAAGAAAATCGAGAAGTACGGTCTGCACGCCGCCTATCCGGTCTATTTCGATCAGTGCCAGCTCTACATGGGCTATCTCGGATTGGATGAGCATCCGGCGCTGTTCACCGCCGAAAACGCCAACACCTGCCACTTGCTGGCGCTGACGATCGCATTCGACGGGCAGGCTGCACAGCAGGCCAGCGATCGTGCGGTGGCGATCATTCGCGCCACGCAAGCCGGCGAGCTGCTGCCACGCATTACCGAGAAGGGCCCATCGGACTGGCGCTGCAAGATGTGCAGTCACTCACCGTATTGCTGGAGCTTGAACCATTGAGACATGGCCATGATCAGCGACGACGATCTGAAACGACGTGACAAGTTGCTCGGCATGCTGAGTAGTGATTTCGATGGCGAGCGCGCCACCGCGAGCGCGATGCTGGCGAAGATGGCGGCCGGCTACAAGATGACGATTCCGGAATTGTGCCAGGCACAGGCGGGTGGGGCTCGGCAACAACAACAGGCACGGCCGCAACCAAACCCGAAACCGCAGCCGAATCCGCAACCGAATGGTTCCGGTGATGATGATGAAATGCTCCAGCATTTGCGCCAGGTGATGGAGTCTTACGGCGATCTGGTCACCGAATGGGAGCAAGGATTCCTGGAGAGCGTCACTCAAAAATACGTCCGCGACGATGCGCTGAGCGAGAAGCAAAAGGCTATCGCGATGCGGATCCTGACCAAGGTGGCAACCAACGCGAACCGGCCGAATAGGAGCGGTTTCAGAAGGTATGGTTATTGATCTCAACAACGCACCACCGCAGCAGGCAGATTCCGCTCCGCGAAGTCATGCGGGTGGTGACGTCAAGGTGGCGGACATTCGCGCGCGCCTCGCCGAGGACGTGCGCGGGTTCGTCATGTGGCTGTATTCCGGACGCGCGTTCATCAGCCGGCATGAGGCCAGGATCGGCAACATCTATGGTGAGGCCGGAGAATCGTTGTGTATCGAGTTGGGCGGCGCCAAGGCAGGGCAATGGTTCGATCACGCCACCGATGAAGGTGGCGATCTTATAGCGCTGTACCGCGGCTATATGGGCTACAGCGGCAATGTGAATTTCGATCGTTCATTGCGCGAGATCGCCGCCGACTATTTCCATGATCCGATCGAGCGGGACGTGTGGCGGTCGCACCGTGAGCAGAGCCCGGCACAGAAGATCCTGGCCGACAGCGTGCGATGGGGTACCAAGCCCAAGACCGAGGAGGAGGTGCTCGGCGCTCCGATCGCCACCTACAAATATCTCGATGCCGAAGGCAATGTGATTGCCGGCGTCACGCGCTATGAACCGAAAACGTTCCGGCCCTGGTGCTTCCGCGAGATCGACGGCGAAAAGAAATGGATGATCGGCTCGCCGGCATCTGGCGTTCGTCCGCTGTATCACTGGCCGGAGATCGTCAACGCCGACAACGTCGTGCTGGTCGAGGGCGAGGGCAAGGCGGACGCCCTGGCGGCGTTCGGCGTGACGACAACGACGATCATGGGCGGCGCCAATGCGGTCGACAAGACCAACTGGCTGCCGCTGGCGATGAAGAAAATCTGCATCTGGCCTGACAACGACAAGGCCGGGCATGAATTTGCGCACGCCGCGGCGGCCAAGCTGATGAGCATGGGCTGCAAGATCTGGATCGTGGTGGTGCCGGGTGACAAGCCGGAGAAGTGGGATTGCGGCGACTGCATCAAGGCCGGCGAAGATCCGATGCCGTATCTTGATAATGCCGTCGAGGTCTCGACCGAGAACAATCACGGCCTGATCCTGTCGGCGCGGCAATTCATCAAGGGCTTCAACGCGCCGCAGTACCTGATCGATGGCGTAATCCAGCGCAGCTATCTCTACAGCCTGACCGCGCGCACCAACCACGGCAAGACCGCGGTCTCGATGTATCTCGGGCAGGCGGTGGCGAGGGGGTTGCCCTTCCATGGCCGCGAGACGTTCCAGGGCAGCGTACTATTCCTGGCCGGCGAGAACGCCGACGACATTCGCGCGCGTTACCTGGTGCTGGCCGATCATGAGAAGTTCGATCCCGAGACGGTGCCGTTCTATTTCATCGACGGCGTGATTCCGATCGCCGCCAGCCTGCCGAAGATCCGCGAGGAAGCAACCGAGATTCCGGACCTGGTGCTGGTGATCGTCGACACCGCGGCGGCCTATTACTCCGGCCAGGACTCCAACGACAACGCCCAGCAGGGCGACTTTGCGCGGCTGCTGCGCGAGCTGATCAAGCTGCCGGGGCGGCCGGCGGTGGTGGTGAATTGCCATCCCGTCAAGAACGCGGCGCCGGACAATCTGCTGCCGTTGGGCGGCTCGGCATTCGTCAACGAGGTCGACGGCAACCTGATCCTGTGGTCGGAGGCCGACAAGCAGACGTCGCTGCACTGGCAGGGCAAGTTCCGCGGGCCCGAGTTCGAGGCGATGAACTTCGATCTGCGCGGCGCCACCTGCGAGAAGGTCAAGGACGCCCGTGGCCGGCTGATGAGCTGCGTGGTGGCGGTGCCCATCACCGATGCCGGCGCCGAGCGCAAGGAGAAGGTCGCCGAGGAGGAAGCGCGCACGGTGCTGCGCCTGATCCATGTCGACAAGCAGGCCTCGATGGCGTCGATCGCGCGGGGGGCGGGGTGGCTGTGGCCGGATGGCCGGCCGGCCAAGACCAAGGTGCAGCGGATCGTCGAGCGGCTCAAGGCGGACAAGCTGATCTATCGGTTCGAGGGGTCGAAATATCGGCTGACCCGGAAGGGTTCCAAGGTCATTGGCGTCAAGTGGAACTCGAAGGATAAGGACGACGATGATGACGAGTGAGCGGTACCAAAATACCAAACACTACCATTATACTACCGGTACGATTTTGAGCCTCGTACCGGGCCGGTACGGTGCCGGTCCGGTCCGGTACAAAGTGAAAGTAAGTCGATGAAAACGTTCACGAAAGTCCGCGGTACGTTTTAGGTACGGACGGCAGTTTACAGCCGTACCGTACCGGTACCTATCCCTATAGGGGGAGGCCGGTGCGGTCGGTGCGTATGAGACAGGATGGCTGACATGACGCAAACCAACCGAAAGCCGCCCGATGAGCTGGCCGACGTCCGGGAGCGGATGAAGGAACTCAAGCGGCGCGAGGATGAGCTGAAAGCGGAACTGATCGCCGGCAAGGTCGAGCTGGTCGGCGATGAGTTCGTCGCCAGGATCTCGAAGGTGACGTCCGAGCGGATCGACAGCAAGAAGCTGCGCCAGGAGATCGCGGCCGAACAGCTGGCGCCGTTCCTGGTCACCTCGACGGCGACCGTGGTCAACGTCGAGCGGATGACGGCAACGGAGGAAGGTTGAGATGGGTAAGCGTAAGAACCTGGTCCGGCGGGAGGCTAACGGCAAGCCGCAGCGGGCTCGGGCACAACATCGGGAACAGGCCTTGCCGCCGCCGACGGAGACCCGCCGATTGATGGATGCCGCGGTCGCCGGCATGCGGCCGGCGGAGTGGGGCACGATGCTCGGGCGGCTGTACCTGGCTGGTCGGATCTCCGAGACGCAGTACGCCGCCGGCCGACGTTGGTGCCGGATGGTCGAGGAGTATGCGCAAGCGACGCTGGCGCCGCGCGCACCGCGAACGGCCGCACTCGATCCGTCGGGCGGTACCAGCCCGGATCCGGATACGGCGTCAGGCGCCAGGGAAGCCCGTAGGCACGCGCGCAAGGTCGAGGACTACGAGAGCGGCATCGTGGCGCTCGGGCACGCTGGTGCGGCTTCCGTGCGCGTTGTCGAAGCGGTCTGCGAGCGAGATCTGGCGCCGGTCGGTTTCACTGAGATCGAAGCGTTGCGCGCCGGCTTGCAGATGCTGGCCGCGTTCTGGTCGACGCAAGGCCAGCGCGCGAAAGTCGGGAGCACACAGAAGTCCGGTACGAAATCCGTATCAAGGCCAAGCGCGATCGTGAAACCATAGAGGCATCGATGGCAAAAACCATGGAGGCATGCCGAAACCATAGAGGCATCGCGAAACCATGGAGGCATGCCCGAAACCATTGAGGCATGCCAAAACCATGGAGGCATCATCGAAACCATAGAGGCATCGGCAAAAACCCAAGGGACTAGCGTGTTAATTTTTGCGATGTCGTTTGAGGGCCATCATGAACGAGACCCTGGTGCAGATCCGCACCCGCAGATTCGTCGCCGGCATCGTGCTGATCGATGACAAGGTGGTCACGACGGCGCCGATCCTACGCTTCCTGAAAGGCTGGTCAGGGCAGCGAGTGTGGGAGTATTGCGCCAGGTACGGTTGGGAGGTCGTGACCGTGCGTGATTACAGGCAGGCTGATCTGTTCGAGGCGAGTGAGGAGCTGCGGACCGATCCGGATGCAGCGCCGTAGCGCTTCCCCGGAGCCCATCCCCTGTGCGTGTCCCCTGTGCGTATCCCCTGTGCGTGTCCCCGGAGCCCATCCCCTGTGCGTACTGACTCCCCGGAGCGTGTCCCCTGTGCGCGTCCCCGGAGCGTGTCCCCTGTGCGCGTCCCCGCGGCGGGCCCGCGGGACGGCGCCGCCGGCCGGTCAGTCCCCGGTTGTTCCGGGGACCATCCAATAGCCGCGGCTTGGCCAATGGCTTTCGCCATAGTGAACGCGCTGCTGGCCGAAAACTCCGACATGATAGAAGGCGGAGCCGTTGTCTGGCGCGGCGAGTGGCCGGACCGGTTCGAATGTTTTCGTTATCATGTTTTGCCTTTCGTCTGGTTTCCGTTGACGCTGTTCTAGTACGCGGTCCGTACAACGTCAAGCGAAAAGATGAAAAAGATTCGAAAAAAGTTTTTGCCGGTTCGCTTGACTTAGTACGGATAACGTACTAACTAGCAATCGAACGCAACAGAGGGAAACAGGCAAATGGAAATTGACATAACGCATATGGTCGACGACTCGGACGATATGCCGACATTGTCGGGAAGTCAGGCGGAGCTAGGTCCGGACGCTGGCAAAATTACTTGGAACAATTCGCTAGCCTATGCCGCAAAGCATTTGCTTTTGACGGATGAGGCCATGCGGGAAAACGCGCGGCGATACTTCAAAGGATTCGGAGCATGGTCCGCGGACGAAATGGCGGCATGGTCTGACGCATACTTGAACGCGCTGGTAACGCAAGAGATTGCTAGCCGGATCCGGGAAATGGAGCATTTCGACTCGGAGGAGGAGTATCAGAAAGCCGCGGAGCAAGGTCAGGTTTCCGGCATGATCTACAAAGGCGATAACGGCCGCTGGTATGCTTATATCGGCGACTGATTTTTGAGTCATGCTTGACATAGTACGAGATACGTACTAGATAACAGCCATCAAACAAACGAGGTGAGACAATGGAACTTTACAGCAATCAATCGAGCCATCCGGCTATCAATGCGCAAAAGAATCTTATGGGACGGACTCATTTTGTGGATCCGGACACGTTGCGCTTTCACAAGTCGCGAATCGTTTCCGCGCGGTCGACGCATGCCGGGCTTTTGTTCGCAATCGTCACAAGCGACGCTTTGGACTTTGAGAATAGCCGGCGCGGTTTCCGCTATACGCTTTTCGATTTGTTCGGAACGGTGATTAGCCGGACGGATCTTGAAGGCGCGTTTCGGACGTCGCGGCAGGCGGAAAAAGCAATGTGGGACGCGGTCAACGCGACGGCCGCGAAGTCAATAACGTGGGACGCAATTCAGCGACGCAAAGAAAACTTTCTGAAAGATATGGAAACGCTGGAATCAACCGTGACGAAATTGGAGGTTTGAGTCATGGCATTGGAAACCGTAACAGGAACGGCGCCGAGTTATTGGGCTTGCTATTTCATCAACGGCGATTGCGGCGACATGGCAGACTCGGAGATCCGGCAAGCAGACGCTTTCGCCAAATGGCTAGGCGGATCGATAGTCGATTGTGAGGACGCTGGTTTTATGAGCTGGCATGACGCGCGGCAATTCGGAACGCTGGCCGCGGATTGTTCGACTTATACCGCGTTGATTGAAAGCCCGGCCGGATGAAAATAATTCTAAACCTTATCGGCATATGTATCGTTTGCGCGACGCTGGCCGCGGCCGATCGAAACGCGCCAGCATTGAGCAAACGAGGCGACGGTGCAACGCTGGCGGACGAAATAGGCCATGAATTTTTCGCGCCATACAAACCTAAATCGCATTGATTTAGCGCTTGACGTGTTACGCGATACGTACTAACTAGCCGGCAACGGAAACAGAGGGAAGCACAATGACGAATGAATTCAGCCATTATCCGGGCTGCAAAGGACAGGATCCGGATAATTGCAGCGCTTGCGCGCTAACCGACACAAGGCAAGACGCGCCGAATTATTCCGCTTGGCCGCTGGCCTATATGGAAAACGGCCGCGCGATTCCTGCCAAGTGGCGCGACGCGTTCAAGGCGGAAATGGCCCGGACTGATAACCCGGCTTATGTGGCAAACGTCAAGGCAACGATGGAACGTTGCGGCGTCAAGTTTTCGGACGGAAAAGGAATCGAGTCATGAGAGTCGTTGAAACCACGGTTTACCAGTACGGCGAATTGAGCGAGCGCGCGAAGTCAAAGGCGCGCGACTGGTACCGCGAAGCGAGCGCGGACGATAACCATTATTCTGAAACCGTCATTGAGGACGCGCAAGCGATTGCTGGACTCCTGGGAATCGAATTCAAGCAGCGCGACATTAAAACCGTTAGCGGCAGGGTCCGGCATGAGCCGGCTATCTATTGGTCCGGCTTTTCGTCACAAGGCGACGGCGCCAGTTTTGAGGGCAATTTGGTTTCGTTCGAAACCGGATCCGCGCTAGAGCGCGTCAAGGCCTACGCGCCTACTGATGAGACGTTGCACGCTATCGCGGCGGAGCTGGACGCGCTGCAGGAAACTTATCAGCGACGCTTAGCGGCAAACGTGACGCTATCCGGGCATAGGTACTGCCATAGCGGCATGATGCAAGTTGACGTCACGGCATTGGACGCGGACGGCGACGAAAAGGAGGTGACGCGCGAAAACGAGGTGAGAGTGATTAAGGCGTTGCGCGGTTTCGCCGATTGGATTTATTTGCAGCTGCAGAACGAATACTTTTTTTCCATAAGCGATGAAAACGTGGCGGAGACAATCGCGGCAAACGCCTATGAATTCACCGCGGACGGCGAAAGGTTTGATTGAACGGAAAAGCCCGGACAGGATCCGGGCTTTTTCTTTTCCGATTGCGCTTGACATGTTATGCGGTACGTACTAAATACCGGATATCAGCAAACGGCGCCGCGGCGCAATCGAGGGAATTCTAAAATGGCTGCTCTTACCAAAACGGACATTGCCGCTATTCGCAAGGCGGACCAAATTTCGATTCATCTCAATACGCCGGCTTATCCGGCCGGCCGCGTCGTGCTTATCAAGCGCAAGCCATACAACGCCGCACCATTTGAGACGGATCAAGAATATTCGCTGGAAAATTGCGAGACGCGACTCGAAACGACGCGCGGCCGTGACGCGTTAGAGCGCGGCGCCGCGTCATGCTTTGAGCTGGTTTCGATTTATCATAATCAGCATACGCCGGTTTCCAGCATTCTGAAAACGCTTAGGGCAGGTGACGAAATAGCGTTCTGCTTTCATCCGGACTATCACACAAACGGTTATGTTGCGGACGCTGGTTTGCATGCCGACTCGCTTTTGTTGCGCGTCAATCGCGGCGGAAAATATTTCACGTATGAGCTAGAGAATCAGGTTTGCCCGGACAATTCCGCGCGAATGATCCGCGGCGTTCCTAATGACGCAAGCTACCAGCGTATGGCGGAGGATAGGCGCGCAAACGCCTAAGCCGGATCCTGGGAAATTAGCAGACGTCCGCTTGACATAGTACGCAATCCGTACTAGATACCAGACAACGAAAGGGATCTGAAATGGCGATCAAGTCAAAGCGCGGCGTTCGGCGCCGCTATAACGCAATCATCAACGCTTGCTATCGCGACGCGGCAGGCGGGACTCAGTACGGCATTGATTGGCCTACGCTTCGCGTGACGTGGCCGGAACGCTACGCGGAGATTCAGCAGCTGAAAACGCTTTACAAAAACTTGCCGGAATAGGAGTCGAGCAAATGAGATTGACAGATTCAAGCGGCCGTTTCATCGGTCCGGAATATCCGACACTTGCCGGGCTTGATAAGCATCGCAAGGCCGCGCGCAACGGACTGCAGGCCATGACGCGCGAAGCACGTCAGGCGTATGGCTTGGCCGTTGAAACCGCTATCCGGGCAAAGCAGCGCGCGGAACTGCAGCGCGTTTACACTTCGCACAATTGCAATTGCGCAAGCGGAACGAATCACAATACCGGCGCCGCAATCCATAAGGCAATGCAGGCAAAGCAGCGCGCGGCGTTGCTAGCGGCGCCGAGCGCGGAGCGGCGCGCGCGCAAGCCGGCGGTTTGGCAAAGCATGTATGACGCGGCAATGGCGGACAAGCGAGCGCGCGAAGCGGCGGAGCTGGAACGCGCGCGCGAAGCAATGCCGATTGCGGCATAAAATAATTTCGGTTCCCTGTTCTTTTCCGCTTGACGTTGTCCGTAGTACGTACTAAATACCAGTTATCGAAACAGAGGGAATTGAGCAATGGCAAACAATCTTTACCAGAACGTTACGGCGCGGATCTTGGCGGAGCTGGAAACCGGTTCGGCGCCATGGGTTAAGCCATGGTCCGCGACTCCTGGCCGCAACATACCGCACAACGCGGCAACCGGCCGGCCGTATTCGGGCTGCAACGTTGTCCTGCTTTGGCTGTCCGCCGGCCGGTTCGCAACGCCGCGTTACATGACGTTCAAGCAAGCCAAAGGCTTAGGCGGCAACGTCAAGAAAGGCGAGCATGGTTTTACGGTCTATTTCGTCAAGCCGCTGGCCGGCAAGAAAAACGAGGAAACCGGCGAGCAAGGCAAGGGGTTTACCATGCTGCGCGCCTATACGGTTTTCAACGTCGACCAATGCGAAAACTTGCCGGCAACGATTGTTTGCCCGGATCCGGTCAAGCCGCGCCACAACGATGAGCGCGACGCAACGATTGATGAATTCATCGCGGCAACCGGCGCGGACTTTCGCGCGGACGTTGGCGGAGACCGGGCTTATTATTCCCCGTCAACGGACTTCATTGCTATGCCGGCATTTGAAGCTTTCAACGGCGCCGCGAATTACTACGCAACCGGCTTTCATGAGCTGGCGCATTGGACCGGCGCAAAGCATCGTTTGAATCGCGAATTCGGAAAGCGGTTCGGAGACCGGGCTTATGCGGCGGAGGAACTTGTTGCGGAGCTGGCCGCGGCGTTCCTTTGCGCGGAGTTCAATATTGACGGCGAATTGAGACATGCCGGCTATGTGGCCAATTGGATCGAATTGCTAAAGGATGATTCAAAGGCGTTCTTTACCGCGGCGAGCGCGGCGCAAAAGGCCGCGGACTTCCTACGGTCCGCGGTACTGGCCGCGGACATGCCGGCGGACGAAATGGCGATAGCGGCATGACGGCCGCGGAGATCCGGGCCCGGCTTGCATGGCTCAATGAAATGTTGCGGCGACTGGAACAAGCAAAGGAGGCAAAAGAAACCCGGCATTGAGCCGGGTTATTTTTTGTCTAGGGCTTGACGTGATACGTATATCATACTAGATTAGGGCAATCGAAACAGAGGGAACTAGCATGACAACGGAAACGAAATTTTCCTATCTTGAAGTCGAGGCCGCGCTTTGCGTATGGGAATGCATCAACGATTGGACGCTAGGCGTAGGCGGCGCCACAACGCGGAACGATTGGGAAGCGTTGCGGAAAAATACCGGATCCGCGGAGTTGCGCCATTGGTCGATTGAATTGGGGCAATGGGCTTTGCAGGTTTACGATATCTGCACAAAGCACGACCGCGATTTTTTCGACGGCATTGCTTACGATTGGGAAGTGATTCCGATGATACTGGACTTTGTCAACGTCGACGGCGCGCAAACGACTAGCGGCGTTGAATTGCCGGCGCCGCATAACGTGGCGTCAATGGTCGCGCGGCGCCATTTGTCGGATGAATTCATCCGGGAATGTAAGATGGAAGCAAGCCGGCAATGGGCTTACGCGGATCTGGTAACGGATCATGAGGAGCGGACAGAACAGGCCTTTACAATGGGCGAGCGGCCGTCAACGTTTGTCCAATGGCTAGGCGAAAAGTTTGATCTGAGTCCCGTGTCATGAGGCTAACAGCAAAGCAGCGCAAGCGACGCGCGGCAATCATCCGGATCCTTTCGGACATGTCGCGCAATTGGTCGCAATGGACTTGCGCGGATTGGCAACCGCTGGAAAGGGAACTGGAAACGCTAGGCTAGGATCTTTCGAAAAATAGTTTCCCGTTGCGCTTGACATAGTCCGTAGTACGTACTAAGTAATGGATATCAAGACAACGGGAAACGGAGTTGGCCATGAGACTGATTAACGCAATCCTGAATGCACTGGTTCGGAACTTTTGTGATGGTGGCGCGCGTCATGCTTGACGCGTCGCAAATCAGATGGGCCCGGAACCATGATTGGTTCCTGGCCGATAACGCGGACGGTACGATAGCCGTACTGGACCGTTATTCTCAGCTGCACCCGGACAAATCGATAACTCATCATGAGGAGCGGATCCATTGGACGCAAGGCTTCAAGGCGTTGCGCGATTGGGCCGGATACTGAAATGAAAACACTTCGCAACATAGCCGCGGCAGTCGTCGCGTTGAGTCTGCCGATTGCGCTGACGATTCAAGAGCTGGGAATTTTCTAAACATCAAACCGCGGCAAGGTCGCACAATGGAGTCAAAATGCTACTGCTTATTTTCTGGTTTACACTGGCAATCGTTGCCGGGATTGTCGCGAGTTCAAAAGGCCGCAACGGAGTCGGCTGGTTTTTTCTTTCCGCGCTTTTGCTTTCGCCGCTGCTGGGATTGATCCTAGTCGCATGCCTGCCAAACCTGAAAAAGCAGGCGGAAGAAAAGCGACGGCATGAGGAGCTATTGGTCGCGCTTCGCGGCGGACCTATCACGTTGCCGCCGGCATTGCCGCTGCTACCGACTCGGGATCCGGACGAAATAGAGCAGCGCGCGCAAGAGATCAAACGCGGGTTAGCCGAATTGCATGCAAACCGTTGAAACAAGCCCGGCCGTTTGCCGGGCTTTTTTATTTCCGCTTAGGGCTTGACGTAGTACGTAGTATGTACTAAGTCAGGGTTATCAGAACAGTGGAGCGGAACAAATGTTTAACGATAGCTTAGAAGGCCTTTTCAACGGCGACACGGGCCCGGTTCGAATTGAGCCGGTACGGCCGGCGCCAGCATACAAGCCGGCTAACGAGCGGTTCGCGGAAGGCTGCACCAAATGCCGCGGAACCGGCAAGTTCATTTCCTACGCTGGCCGTATCATCGGCAATTGCTTTTCGTGCAAGGGCAAGGGAAAGAATGTTTTCAAGACAAGCCCGGACGTCCGCGCAAAGGCGCGCAACAGCGCGGCGGACCGCAAGGCGAGAATTGCCGCGGAAGGCTTTGACGCTTTCGCCGCGGCTAATCCCGAGGCCGCGGCATGGCTTGAAGCGACGGCGCCGCGTTGGGATCTGGCCGCTAGCCTGCTGGACTCGGCAAAGCGGTTTGGATCTTTGACGGATAAGCAGCTGGCCGTTGTTAACAACGGAATCGCGCGCGACGCGGCAAGGGCTGCAGAACGGACAGAGAAGGCCGCTAACGCGCCTAGCGTCGACGATGCAGGGATTGACCGGCTTAAAGCCGCGTTCGACTCAGCGGTTGCCTACGCCGCGGCAAAGGGTCTGAAAATGAGGACGCCAAAAATTACGATTGGCTGCACTGTCATCAGCCCGGCCGGCGCCGCGTCAAAGAACGCTGGCGCGCTCTATGTGAAAGAGCGCGGAACTTATCTTGGCAAGATTGCCGGCGGAAAGTTTCATGCAACGCGCGACTGCAGCGCGGAGCGGTCCGCGGAGATCCTGGGATTCATCGCGGATCCGAAAGGCGCCGCGGAGGCCTACGGACAGACAACGGGAGTCTGCTGTATTTGCAACGCGACGCTAACCAATGCGGAAAGCAAGCGACTTGGAATCGGTCCGATATGCCGGGATAAAATGGGATGGTGACAAAGGGCCCGGTTTCGACCGGGCTTTTTTTTCGCTTAGGGCTTGACGTGTTACGGATAACGTACTAAATGAGGGATATGGAAACGGCGCCGACGGCGCCAGCTGCAAAGGGATCTGAGACCATGCCAAACAATGCGCCACATAATGCACTGCGCGCGGCCGTCAATCGCGCAATCGAAAACGGTTCACCTGTTTTCGTTGGGATCCGGGAATTGACCGCGGACGAATCGGCCGCGCTGCAGGCCTTTGCAGCGAAGCACGGGCGGAGCTGGAAAGATAAGCTTGCCAGCGTCTATTGGTACAACGCGCGACTCTGGAACGGACATGCATGCTTGCATGGTCTGCGGAATGATCCGGCATGGGGTCACGACGGATTGCAGGCCTATCGCTTGCCAAAGGCCGCGACATGATGCCGGCCGGCGGACAAATCGCCTACGCGCGAAAGGAAATTGCTTTCGCCAAATGGAAGGCGAGCGGCTACCGCGACATGGCCGCGCGCGCGGATTTTGAACGCTGGTTAGCGGAATGCCAGAAAGCACTAGCAAGGGCCCGGCAATGATTTTTAAAATGAGACCGCGGCGGATTCCTTGTCCGCATTGCGAGGGAATAGGCAAGCTATTGGATCCGGACAAAGTTATTCCGGACTTGCCGCGGACGCATGACAGGCAACCGGGAGTCACCTGCCCGGTTTGCAACGGACTGCGAACAATCGAAAGCCCGGATTAGTCCGGGCTTTTTTTTGGAAATAATTTCGGATCCGGGCTTGACGTAGTACGGACAACGTACTAAATCAGGGTCAACAGAACAGAGGACGCCAGCAAATGAAAACGACCGCTTACCAGATCACTATCCGCCGCATTGCCACCGGTTGCGACTTTCATATCCGTTTGTTCGCAAAGGATGAGGCAACCGCCATTGAGCGCGCAACGGACCGCGCGCGCTTCGCGGAAAAGATCAGCCCGGAAAAGGCGCGCGAATTGAGCGCGAAAGGGATTGCGATTTTCCGGATGGTTTCTTGCGAAGTTTCCGCGGATCAAAGCCGGCCGGTAATGAGCTGATACCGGCTTGACAGATCAAAAATTTGCATGTCCGATAGGCATGCTGACGAATAGCCGCCCTTTGGGCGGCTTTTTTGTTGGCAAAGTGATTCGCCGCGGTACGCGCTACGGAGGCCGCTGGTACGCGTGATGTACTAGGGCTGCTAGGGTAGCGGACGGTTTGATTCAACGCGCCAGAGGGCTTTGCAGGCGGTTTGTTCGGAGCGGAATCGCAAGAGGCAAGGCGGAGCGCGCGGCGACGTCCGAATCGCCAATGATTATAAAAAAAGGAATGTGGCATGCCTTTTGAGGCAAACAATCCGGGCTTGCCGGCCGATTTTAATCCGCCGCGGATCAATGCACCTAGAAGGCAACCGACTCCGCCGCGGAAACCCGTCGGCGCCATTGCGCATATAACGCGGGATCTAAAACGCGGAATCGTTGACGCTGCAGCTGCTTACGGATCCGACGGCAACGGCGCGGGCGGTTTGACAGGATACCTATTCCACCTTGCCGATAAGCATCCCAAGGCTTTCGCGGCGCTACTCGGAAAGCTTTTGCCGCTGCAGGTTAACAGCCAAATCAGCAGCGTTGTCGGGCAAGTCAATATCGTTTCCGTTCCTGCGGAAACGTTCCTGACGCAAGAGGACGTCCGCCGGATGAGCGCGACGGCGCCGACAATCGAGCATGAGCCGGCGGCGCCAGATCCTGGCCTAAGCGGCGCGGATCCGGATCCGGACGCGGCCTAAGCCCGGTTATCGTTAAACAACTATTTAACGCAACAGCTAAGCCGCTGATTTAGCTGCGGTTTGTTTCCGTTGTTTTGCTGTTAAGTTGCGCAACAAATAAGCCGGAATAACCCGCGAAACCGGCCGGAAACAGCTGAAAACAGCCAATAACATCAATAACTTAGGGAAAATAGGGGGGGGGAGGGGTATTCGCTTTCTACCCGGATAAAAATGGGGGGGCGGCACCGCCTCCACATGTTTCCCGAATCCCTCACCGGTACCAAGGCACCTATATGGCCAACACCTACCCATCCGCCGCTGCGGCAGCTGAGGACAAGGCCAGAATGGAGGCCTTTCAGGCGGCCCTGAATGCGTCGCCATCGACCCTGCGCAGGGACCAGGCCGGGCTGTGGATCCTGCGGGGCAGCCGCGGATACGTCTCAAGCTGGGGCGGCGTGAACGCCTGGCAGCTGATTCCGGAGTCGGTGTCGGCGCGGAGATGGAGTTCCTACAAAAGCCGCCTGGCATTTTGCCAGGTTACCCAGGACGGCGACACCGAGGGCGTGCTGCGGCTTGATCGCCTGCCGACGGCAGAGGAGGCGGTCGAGATCCGCGAGATCCTGGGGCTGCGCAAGCGCATCGAGCTGTCGGAAGATCAGATCGCCGAGCGCACCGCGCGCCTGCGCGCCAATCTGGCCTGAGTTTTTTCCAGAATCGCAAATGGTGCAACGCACACAAGGAGCGACCATGAGCAACGGCGACCAGGACAAGGATCCGAAGCCCCAGACCGAACTGACCGAGGCCGAGCTTGCCGAGCGCAAGCGGCTGGAACAGCAGGAACGCGAGCGCCGCAACCAGGATGACAGCCAGCGCGAGGCCGGCCAGGGCCAGCGCAGCGCGCCGCCACAGCAACCAGCGGACCAGGGCCAGGACCAAGGCCAGGACAAAGGCGATGCCGGCAGCTAAGCCGCGTTACGTCAACAGCCACGGCGCCTGGCAGCGCGTGGTGTTTGCCGCCGACTGCGACGCGCACGGCAACTGCCCGATCTGCGGCATCGA